GAGAAGAATTTCTTCATCTCTTTCATTAACACTTCTTTTTTTGCTTCCTCGTTAGCGTAAGGGCTGTTAGAGAAACCGATACCTGTACCAAAGTCTTGTAGCTTCTTCACACCTAAGTTTGAAGTTAAGATGATTAAGGTATTCTTGAAATTAATCTTTCTACCTAAACTATCTGTAACGTGACCGTCATCCAAGATTTGAAGTAAGATGGTAAACACATCTTTGTGAGCTTTCTCCACCTCGTCAAATAAGATAACTGAATATGGTTTGTTCTTAACTTTTTCAGTTAATAAACCGCCTTCTTCGTATCCAACATAACCTGGAGGAGCTCCAACTAATTTAGATACACTGTGTTTCTCTTGGTACTCTGACATATCCACACGGATAAGTGAATCTTCGGTACCAAACATTTCTTTCGCCAACTGTTTTGCCAAGTGAGTTTTACCTACACCTGTTGAACCTAAGAATACAAATGAACCAATCGGACGGTTTGGGTCCTTAATACCCAAACGGTTTCTCTTGATAGACTTTGCAATCTTAACAACCGCAGAGTCCTGACCAATCACTTTACCGATTAACTCTTTGTCCAAGTTCAATAAAGATTTAGTGTCGTCAACACTCATTTTACTAACAGGGATTTTAACCATGTTGGATACCACATCATAAACGTTATCCAATAGGATAGTCTGTTTGTTCTGTGACATAGACTCCTCAAACTTACGTTTTTCAGCTTCTAATTTATCCAACACTTTTTTCTCCTTGTCTCTCAACTGAGCAGCTTGTTCGTAGTTTTGTTTTTTAACCACGTCAATCTTTTGTTGTCTGATGTCAGCAGCAGCCTTCTTTAAAGTTTCGATTGACTCAGGAACTTTAAGTTCGGTCTGCATACGAGCTCCAACCTCATCCAAGATATCAAATGCTTTATCAGGGAACTCACGGTCTGTAATGTAACGGTCAGCCAATTTAACACAAGCTTCGATTACCTCATCACTATAAGTCACCTTGTGATAAGACTCATACTTATCACGAACATTTTTAAGGATTTGGATTGTCTCGTCAACAGTTGACGCATCAACAACCACCTTTTGGAATCTACGTTCCAATGCCCCATCCTTCTCGATGTTCTTACGGAACTCATCAAGAGTTGTTGCTCCGATAATTTGAATCTCACCACGAGACAACGCTGGTTTGAAGATGTTAGAACCATCCATTGAACCTGAAGAGTTACCTGAGCCAACCAAGGTATGTACCTCATCGATAAACACAATGATTTGTGGGTTTGCGGTAAGTTCTTCGATAATTACCTTCATTCTTTCTTCAAACTGTCCACGGTATTTTGTACCAGCAACAACTGAAGTCAAATCAAGGTTAACTAATCTTTTATCGACCAAGTTTCTTGGACAATCTCCATTAACAATTTTCATTGCTAATCCTTCGACAATTGCGGTCTTACCACAACCAGGTTCTCCAAGAATGATAGGGTTGTTCTTTTTTCTACGTGATAAAATCTGTGCAATTCGTAGAATCTCTCTGTCTCGTCCAATCACAGGGTCCAATTTACCTTCTTCCGCAAGTTTATTCAAGTCTCGACTAAAGTTATCCAAAACGGGAGTACCGCTGTCGGATTGCTTTTGTTTCTTACTCATCATTTTGTCGTCGTCGTCCATTAAGTCGTTCATATGTTTCTATATTTATTTTACAAAGTAATATCAAATATTGGACTTCTCCAAATGTTTTGACAAATTGTCAGGTTATAATTATTTTACCTGACATCTTGACATAAAGATTCAGTTGGTATATTATTTGAATACCACAAAGGTAATAAATAAAATTGAATTAAAAAAACAAAATTATGTTTGGAAACAGAAGAAACTACAATGACATCTTTAGAGCATTCGATGAAATGTTCTCTCATTTTGATTTAACCCAAGGGGAATGGAAATCACAAAGTAGAGTATCTGATGACGGTACGATAAAAGTTACAACTTATTATAGAGGAGGAGACTCACCTAAAGAAACAGGTGGATTACAATCTTTAAAGTCTCAACTTGACAAAGCAATTGAGAATGAAGATTTTGAATCTGCGGTTAAACTTAGAGACCAAATCAAAACCTTTGAAAAAAATCAAAAGTCTATTGAGAAACTTGAATTGGAATTAAAGAAGTCGATTGAAAACCAAGAGTTTGAAAAATCGATTGAACTTAGAGACCAAATCAAAAACTTGAAAAAGTAAAACCAAACCCTCACTCAACGGTGAGGGTTTTTAATTTATCACATAAGTAATCTATTGGGTCTATGTCGGTACCAAGGTAGTATTCGTAATAAATGTTATCTCCTTTGTTATTATATTTCCTAAAAGAGATTGAAGAAGAACTCACACCGTAAGGAGTACAACTACTATCAAACCCAATTATTTTATTTTTACTAAGGGATTCAATAATTCTATTGTTAACTGAACCTTCAGAATCGTTTAAATCATTAAAAAGTTTTAAAAGGTTATCTTTATTATTAACTCTATTACCTATTACCAATAAATTATTATTACCGTAATGTCCGTAATTGTTTAAACACTTTTCACCATGATAAAATTCATATCTATCATCAAATAAAAAACCATATTGTCTAAAATTTGGATATAACGATTCAAATCCATTTATTGTATTGTTTTCTTTAATGTAATTATGGAGTAAGTCTGTGTTTTCTGAAGTAAAAAAAGATTGAGTAACCCCCATGTAACCTTCCCCAACAATATTCATATTAGGAAGAACCACATTAACACACGAGAAAGAACATATCGCTCTTTCATTGTTTTGTTTTAATAAAATAGAAATTGTTGGCATTAAATTTAATTTTGTATCTATATTTATAAGTATGAAACCGTTTGAAAAATTTTTAGAAAGCAGTGTTACTCTGAGAGAATTACTTGACAATTACCTTGAACTAAGACAACATCTTCAGGAGATGGGATTTAGTCAAGAACAATTAAGCAGGTTTATGCAACCTACAGTTAAGATGATGAGTTTACGTGAAAAGTTCATCAACAAAAAAAATGCTTTATTTAGACAAATTAAAGATTATGGTTTTGAAATAGAAGTGGATGATTTAAATGAATACATTACTCCAATATTAGCTAAAATAGACGAAATAACACCATTAAGCCATGGCAATAACGAAAGAGGAAATCAAGGGGACGAAGATTATTAATGAAATCAAATCGTCAAACATTAAGAAAACAGAATACGACACTGAAACCAAATCATTAGTCGTTGAGTTTAATAACGGACATAGATATGAGTACGAGTCAGTACCTCATCAATCCTACACGGCATTTAGAACTGCTCCATCCCAAGGGAAGTATTTTACCACAGATATCTCAAAAAAGTATAAGTACAAGAAACTGTAGTATTTATAAAGGATGAATAAGTTCCAACAGATACTTAATAGTTTTTCAATTAAGAAAACTTTGAATCCTAAAATTTGGGAAAATCCTGAAGACCCTAACAAGGCAACTATGGTTCCTAAAGTTAGGAAAGCTCTTGAACGCATTGCGGATGAGTTTATTGAGTATTTGGGAGATGAGGTTTTTGTTGACGACGTAGTACTAACAGGTTCGTTAGCCAATTTCAATTGGTCCGAGTTTTCAGATTTTGATTTACATATTATTGTAGATTTAAAACAATACGAAGACGACTCTGAATTATATAAGGAATTATTCAATTTAAAAAAACAAGTTTTTAACGACAAACACAATATTAAAATTTACGGATATGATGTTGAATTATACGCCCAAGACCTTGAGGAATCTCATTATGCTTCGGGGGTATATTCTGTTATGAATAATGAATGGGTAACCAAACCTAAAAAATTTAAAGCGGAAGTAGATAAAGAAGTCCTTAAAAATAAAATTGATTGTTGGGTCGAAAAAATTGATAAAGGCCTTGAATCTGATGAAACAAAAACTTTGGATTCTATTAAAGACAAATTGAAAGATTATAGAAAATCTGGTCTTGAAAAAGATGGAGAACTGTCATATGAGAATTTAGTTTTTAAATTTTTACGTAGGTCAGGACATATTCAAAAACTATTCGACACCGCAAATAATGTGATAGATAAAGGTCTTTCAGTTGAAAGAAAGTTAGAAGACTAATAACTATTCCTTAATAAATGTAAACAATCGTATATTTATAAAGAAAAAAACTTAAATGGCATTTAATTATTACATAGCATCATCTTGTAGTTCTTCTACACAGTTATACATTAAGTCAGAAGATGATTTAATTGAGGGTAAAATATATGACCTTATAATTAATGGAGGAAATAGTTGTTATACGGTTGGCCCAGGTATTGATACCCCATTAGCTGCGGTTGCTACTATCTACAATGGTCCATGGAATACATGTTTTGAATGTTCTGGAGACGTTACACCAACTCCAACTGCATCTGTTACAACAACTCCAACAACAACCCCAACAAACACCCCAACTCAAACACAAACAGGTACAGCATCTGTAACACCAACCCCAACTCAAACTAAGACCCCAACAAATACACCAACAACAACTCAAACACCTACTAATACGGCAACAGGGACTAACACACCTACGCCAACTAATACATCGACAAGAACTCCAACACCTACTAACACCGCGACAAGAACTCCAACACCAAGTATTACTGCTTCGCCAACAGGCACCGCATCTGTAACACCAACTCCAACAGGAACACCAGCATCAACTCCAACATCAACACCAACTCCAAGTGTTACTTTAGGGTTTGTGATTGAAGTAAATCAACAGTATGAATATACTATTGGAATGTTAGGTAGTTTTAGTGGGGGAACAGCACCTTCGGGGTCAACTGTTCCATATTCGGTAATGACAAGTGAAGATGGTGATGAGTCTATTGTACAACTAAACGCAATCTCATTAGGAGGTTTTCAAGGATTAAATAATTAAAAAAAAAATAAATCATAATATGGGAGATTTAAAACCAATTGGTAGCGAAAAACTTCAAGGCCAAGATAAATTAAGAAGAATTATGGAAATTGCTCGTTTTAACGAGACAATTCCAACTACTATAAATGAAACATCAAAAACTGAGTTTAATAAAACTTTATCTGATGGTAACAACTATGAAATCGTAAAAGAGAGACAAGGTTATATCATTAAGAAAGCTATCTCAGAATCTGAGACTGATTACATTGAGCCAATGAAAAATAGAAAATACTATTCTTCATATTCTCAAGCTTTAAAAAGATTAAACTTAGTCGCGGGTGAGTTAAATAGAATTAACGAAAATGAAGAAGGTACTTCAATGTTTGGAGAACAAAAAAGATTTACGTTAAAAACTCCAAAACCTAAAGAAGTTGCGGCTCCTGTAGAGGCGGCGGTACCACCAATGGCTCCACCACCAGTACCAGCTCCTGAATTACCAGCGTCTCCTGTAGGAGGTGAAGAAATGGATTTTAGTATGGACTCTGAAGAGATGGGACCTGAAGGTGACATGGAAATGGATGCAGACGTAGACATGGAAATGGACGGAGGAGATGACGAACAAGTAACGTTTAAAACAATCCAAAAATTAACAGGTAAGTTAACTCAAAAGATAAGAACATTAGATACTGAAGAAGGAATGACTTCTGAAGATATCAAATATGTTATTAATATGGTTATTTCATCTTTAGACTTAAATTCATTAAGTGAAGAAGATAGAGATGATATCATGGACAAACTTGAAGGTCAAGAAGAAGACTTAGGTGGTGACGACATGGACGGAGAAGACTTGACTGATGATAGTGAAGTTGAAGATATTCAAGCTGACATGGACATTCCAATGGAAGGTGAAATGGAAGAAGGTGGTTATTACGAAAATGAAGATATGGAAGAAGGAGATATGGACTACGGAAACGGAGCAATTATTGATAGTATCTTTGGTGAATCTAAAGTAGATAAAGTAATTTCAAAATATTTTGAGATTTCTAAAAAAGAAATTATTGAAAGTAGAGAAAGAAATGCTAAGAAAAAATTAAGTAAGATTGCTGAGGTTAGAAAACAAATGAAAGAAGTTGTTAAATTAACTGAAACTATTGAACAAGAATTGGCTTCACAAAAATTCTTAACTGAAAATTCTTTAGCTAAGATTGTTGGAGTGACAAACAAGAAAAACTTAGTGTTTGAAAACAGAGGTAAACAAATTAGAATAACACCTGAAGGACAAATATTGTAATATGAGTAAATTGATATACGTAAACGGTTTAGGACCCAACTACAAGGGAGACAATCTTTACGAATTCATATTCTCTGACAGTCTAGATGTGTGGGGAGAGTCTTGGGAAAGTAAACCATCGAATGGTTACCCGACTCCACCTGAATTAAAATATATTAAAAAAGTAGGAGTTCTGAGAAATACTGATATAAAATTGGAATTGATTCAGAACTCCGATTTTTTTTGTATGATAGACGCAATTGACGATGTTGTTGCGTTAGCCTGGGAAACCGATGAAGAGAACGGACAGAAACGTTTAGTTTTTAGATTTGGAATGACTGAACAAGAAATAAAAGACAAACTCTATGAAAAGGATTTGATTTTAGAATTTGAAAAGAAAGTAATTTATGAAAATTAATAAAAAAGCATTAGAACTTATTGAAAAAGGATTATCATCTAAAACGGTTTCAAAATTAGATGAGTCTCAAATCAATATACTGCACACAAGATTAGTTGGTGAGCAAGTAACTGAAATACCCTCAAAAAAGACTTATAAGGTAGGACCTAAAGGTGGTAAAGTTGGTGATATGAGTATTACCCAAGACCCAAACACCAAAGAAGTTATGGTGACAGCAGAACAAGACGATTTAGAAAATAATGATGCTCTTGGTGCCGATGCAATGCAAACCGCTACAGGTCAAGAAACTCCACACATGGCTGATGATATGGCACCTGATGGAATGGATGATGATAGTGATAACAATAGAAAAGAAATGGGTGAATCTAAGAAAAAGAAAGATGAACCAAATCCATGGGCAATTTGCCATTCTCAAGTAGGGCCTAAGAAATCTAGAAAATGGGAAAGATGTGTAAGAGAAGTAAAAAAACAATTGGCAGAAGGAAAAAATCCTGTATCTTTGTTTATTGAAAATCAAATCATGAAAATCGTAGAAAAAAATTTACCACCAAGAATTACTAAAGGTGATTTGGTGAAATACTTGACTGAGAACAGTCCATCTGTTGCACCGTCAAAACCAAAAACAAAACCTGACACAAAGCCAGGTACAAAACCACAAAGACCTGCACACCCAGGAAAGAATCCTAACCCAGGTGAACAACCTGCACCAAAGGCTAAGAAAGAGACAAATGAAAATAGTCCATCTGTAGCACCTACAAAACCAACAACGAAACCTGGTACAAAACCTGGTACAAAACCACAAAGACCTGCACACCCAGGAAAGAATCCTAACCCAGGTGAACAACCTGCACCAAAGGCTAAAGGACCTTCTGCAGAAGAAACAAAAGATAAAGTTATTGACGTAATATTAAACCTACTACAAAATTAAAATGGCAAAGAGAGTTAAAGAACAATTAGATTACGGGAATAGACCCGAAAGAATGGACCCAAATTTAGAAAGAAAATTGGCTAGTCCTGAAAATTTATATGCTCAAAATCCTGCCATGAAAAAAGGACCTGAGGATGTACAAAGGTTAGTTAGTAATCGTTTTCAAAAAGTTGCAGAAAAACTAAGTCAAGTTACAGGTATTGACAATTTAAGTTCTCAACAAACTCAAGGTATGATATACCAAGAGATGATGAGAAAATTACCATCAATTATGAGAATTGAGGGTCAACATAGAGAAGAATTAGAAGAACTTGCCAAAGAAGCTGCTTTAGAAGAAACTGAAGTACCTGCGGATTGGTATGAAATTGAGGCATTACTTAATAGACAACCTATCAACACAGGTAATTTTAGAATGAAACCTGAAGATGAAGAAGAGGATGAAGAGGATGAAAACGAAGCTCCTGAAATCCCATCGTTTGATGTTGAAGACTTAACGGATGAAGAAATCCTTGAGTTAGAAAAACACAAAAGAAATATCATCAACGCCATTATTCAAGGAGCTGCGAAGAAAGGACATTACCTTTTTCAAAAACCTGACATTAAAGCAAGATTAGATGAAATCGACCCATCTCTATACAGAGACTATTTGGGTATCATGGCAATCAACGACTTCCTATATTTTAGTATGGAACAGATGATTGAAATGATGAGTCAAACAGGACAAGGTGTTGCTGGTAAAGTTGAATTGAAAAATAATGATGATGAGGATGGAGAAGAAGGTGAAGAAGGAGAAGAAAAACCAGACACAAAGATTGTTGCTGAAGGTATGATATTCCCAATCTTATGTCACGAAATTATAAAAGGTCTTGAAGAGGCTAAAGGAAGACACGGTTTACCTAAAGACCCTTCATTACGTCAAAAAGTTCAAGGGCAAGTAGATGTTTTATCTAACGAACCAATGCAACTTAGAATAGGCCCTGAAATTGTAGAAAAAATTAGGTTGGCATTACCTGATGAAATGTACGAAGAATCAAATAAGGGTTTGATAAACTGGTTTCATACTTTACTGTACCAAATACCAGCTCAAGAATTTTTAGAAGTTATTGGACAAGCTATATCAGAAGACGAATCAAAAGTTAAAAAAGCAACCGCAAGATTCAAGGAGATAATGAGAGAAGCACAACAATTAAAAAGTGACTTTGAAGATTATCAAGAAGAAGAAAGTTCGGACTTGGACAACTATGGTGGTGGTGACGATAATGATGATGACGATGGTTTAGACGATTTCTTGGGTAGTTTAGGTATTTCGAGACCTAAATAACCTAACTCTTGTGAATAGAGAACAATTAATTATAGAAGTAACGAAGTGTATGAGGAATACTCCTTACGCACTTCGTACTTATTTACAGACCTACGATAACACCGTATCCAAATACGTTCCGTTAGACTTATTCCCCGACCAAGTAACGCTAATCGAAGATTACGATAACTACAATGAAAACGTTGCCTTGAAATACAGACAGGCAGGGGTTTCAACAGTTACCGCTGCTTGGGCCTCAAAACGAATAGTTTTTGCCAAAAAAACTAAACCTGAAAAAATATTAGTTATTGCCAACAAGTTAGACACTGCGGTGGAGATGGCAAATAAAATTAGAGGATTTACAGAACAATGGCCTTCATGGGTTGGCGTTACCTTTTCTGCAGAGAAAAACGCTCAAAGACATTTTAAATTAACAAATGGTTGTGAAGTTAAAGCCGTTGCAACATCACGAGATGCACTGAGGGGTTATACTCCTACCATCCTAATATTTGATGAGGCGGCCTATATAGAGGCTGACGGAGATTTTTGGGCTGCCTGTATGGCGTCCCTATCTACAGGGGGTAAGGTAATTGTAGTTTCAACTCCAAACGGATACGACGCAATTTACTATGAAATCTATGACCAATCATTGAGAGGCATGAACGATTTCAAGGTCACTGAAATGTTTTGGCATCGTGACCCACGATATACAAAAGACCTATATATGGTTAAGACCAATGATTTGGTTCATTTCCTTTTGAATAGAGAAGAATACAATATTGATGATGTTGTTGTTGACCTATCTATGGAAAATCCATATGAAAGAGACCACTCAGTAGTTACAGATTATATTGAACAAGGGTACAAACCATGTTCGTCTTGGTTCGAAGGGATGGTTAAAAAATTAAAATACGATAGACGTAAAGTAGCTCAGGAGTTGGAATGTAACTTCTTGGGTTCAGGGGATAATGTATTTGATTCTGAGATGATGTTAGACATATCTAAAAACCAAGTTAAAGACCCAATTGCAAAAATGATGGGTGGAGGACTTTGGATTTGGAAAGAACCTGTTAACGGACATAAGTACGTTATGGGTGTCGACGTATCAAGAGGAGACTCCGAGGATTTCTCGTGTGTTCAAATTATTGATTTTGATACAAGGGAACAAGTGTTAGAATACGTCGGTAAGGTACCTCCTGACATCCTGGCGGAGATTGCCTACAAATGGGGTACAATGTACAATGCATACTGTGTAGTCGATTTAACGGGAGGTATGGGGGTTGCAACCGCTAGAAAAATGCAAGAGATGGGTTATCAAGCAGGAATGTATGTAGATAACGTTGATATCACAAACAAATGGAAGTTTGACCCTAAGATGAATGAGAAGATACCAGGTATTAACTTTAACAGTAAAAGGGTTCAAATTATTGCATCGTTTGAAGAATGTATGAGACATAAGTTTAGAATTTATTCAAGTAGACTTTATAACGAGATGAATACGTTTGTTTACATTAACGGTAGACCTGACCATCAAAAAAATCATCACGATGACTGTATCATGAGTATTTCTATGGCAATATATGTTGCGGAGAAATCTTTTCAATCATTAGAGAAAGTTGTGAACCATACAAAAGCGATGTTAAATTCTTGGTCTACAGCAATTAGTGAGAATAAAAATACTTCGGATTATTTCAACCCAATGGTTCCACAAATGGGTAGACAGAACCCCATAAATCAAGGTCCGACCCGAGCCGATTACCAAAAATATGGGTGGTTATTTGGTGCGTAATAACTATTTATATTATCAAGGTAATAAGTAAATTTACATTATGGCAGAACAGAATATGACGGTTTGGCAAAGACTGTCGCAAACATTTGGACCGAACTCACTCTTACAACAGGATTATCCAACTTTCAAGTTTGATAAGAAGGAACTTTTGCGTACCAAAAGTAGAGAAGAGTACGAGAAAGAGAAACTACAGGCGCAACAAACTTTTTATTTAACAAATCAATGGGCTAAGGTTGAAAACAATCTTTACTCACAAGCGATTTATTATGAACCATCAAGGTTATCTGCTCAGTATGACTATGAGTCAATGGAGTATACTCCTGAGATTTCAGCAGCGTTAGATATCTACGCTGAGGAATCAACAACAACTAATGAAGATGGATTTATTTTACAAATATATTCTGAATCAAAAAGAATCAAAGGTGTATTAGCCGATTTATTTAACAACAACTTAGACATTAACACCAACTTACCAATGTGGACAAGAAACACTTGTAAGTACGGTGATAACTTTGTTTACTTAAAATTAGACCCTGAGAAGGGAGTGGTTGGTGTACAACAATTACCAACAATTGAAATTGAAAGACATGAGGTAGGTGCGAGTGGAAAAATTTCAACAGACATTACAAAAGAATTAGATAAGGACAAAAAAGCACTTCATTTTACTTGGAAGAATAAAAACATGGAATTCCAATCATGGGAGATTGCTCACTTTAGATTATTAGGTGACGATAGAAAACTTCCTTATGGTACTTCTATGTTAGAAAAAGCAAGAAGAATTTGGAAACAATTATTACTATCAGAAGATGCGATGTTAATTTATCGTACATCAAGAGCACCTGAAAGAAGGATGTTTAAAGTTTTCGTAGGTAATATGAACGATGATGATGTTGAGGCATATGTACAACGTGTGGCTAACAAATTCAAAAGAGAACAAATTGTAGATAATAAGACAGGTAACGTAGATATGAGGTTTAACCAAATGGCGGTTGACCAAGATTACTTTATCCCTGTTAGAGACCCTGCAGCGCCAGACCCAATTACAACATTACCTGGAGCAACAAACTTATCGGAGATTGCGGATATCGAATATATCCAAAAGAAATTATTAACAGCACTTCGTGTACCTAAGGCATTCTTAGGATTTGAAGAAGTTGTTGGTGATGGTAAGAATTTGGCATTACAAGACATTAGATTTGCTCGTACAATCAACAGAATTCAAAAGAGTATGTTGGCTGAGTTAAATAAAGTTGCGATTGTTCACCTATTCTTATTAGGATTTGAAGACGAACTTTCAAACTTTACTATAGGTCTTACAAACCCATCAACTCAAGCAGATTTATTGAAGATTGATGTTTGGAAAGAAAAAGTGTTATTGTATAAAGATTTAGTATCTGACCCAGGAAATGGTATTCAAGCAACATCATCTACATGGGCTAAGAAACATATCTTTGGATGGTCTGACGAAGAAGTTCGTTTAGATTTACAACAACAAAGAGTTGAAAGAGCTGTTGGTGAAGAGCTTAAAGCAACTGCAACAGTTATTACTAAAACAGGATTATTTGATAACATAGACAAATTATACGGAAGTGCTACAGGCGCAACACCTGCAGCAGGGGCCGCAACCACACCAGGAGGAACTGAAGAGTTAGGAGCACCACCATCATTTGGAGGAGGAGCTGAACCAGCGCCTGACTTAGGGGCTGAAGCACCACCAGCAGGAGAGGCTCCACCACCACCAACAGGTGAACCAGAATTAGCTCCTGAGTCTAAGAAAAAAGACATGAATATTTTACTTGAAAATAACCTAATCGAGGGAGCTCAAATGATAAATTTGGGTCAGGCACAACAATCTTTAGGAGAAATTTCAAAAGAATTGGATAAGTTATTAAATACGTAATATTTATTTGAAAACGAGCAAAATGACCTTTGGTAACATTAAATCCCTAATTGAGAACAATCTACTAGAATCCTACAAAGATGAAAAGGACTTCAAGAAGACATTGAGAGAATTCAAACACAACGTGTTGAGTAATAAATCTATGTCAAAAGCGTATGCTTTATATGACCAATTGAGTAAACCTCAAGGGTTAAATGAACATGATGCGAAAGAGTTTTTAGAAGAAGGGATATCGTTATTACAAAGAGTTTTGCCAACCATTAAATTACCAAAAACAATTTCTGAATCAGTTAAAAATAGTTATACCGATATCGATACATTGGTTTACACTCAAAAAACAGATTTAAAGGAAAGAATAAATGCTAAGAAAAATATCATTTCAATACTTACTTTAAAAACTGAAACAGTTAAAGAATCTATCAATATTCCTATTAAATCTATGGTGAATATTGCAAACCAAACTTTGAGAAATTACCTTGATACTTTAGATGAAAATTCTAAAAAAGAATTTATTCAAATTGTGTCTGAAGATACGAAAACTCTTGAAACTAAATTTGAGACTATTCGTGAAAGTGCTATCACTAAACTTCAAACAATATTAGAAAATGAGAAGGAATCTGATATTAAAACAAGAATTTCTGAAACTATCAACCAATTAAAAGATGAAAAATTTGACCAAATGAATTTTTTAAGATTAAAAAATCTTGAGGAATCAATCTAATAGGTCTTTCTTTTTCTGAATATACTTAGCTTTTAAAATCTGTGTTCTTTTGAGTACAGATTTTTTTGTATATTGTTTTTTCTCGTTTAATTTTTGATTTTGTTTAGTCTTAATTACTTTAGATTTTAATGTTTTTAGGGCTCTCTCTATATTGTCCCCGCTCTTAATGTTTATGATTATCATAATGGTTTAAAAATTTTTTGACTATTAAGTATAAATACTCTATTCTTTTATAGAAAATAAACATACATAATCATGAACATTAATGAAAAAAGGAAAAAGTGTAAAGTTAAATTTATACAATCCAATTAAGTCAGTCTACGGAACTGTCGATTCAAAAAACCTAAAATCAGTCTACATAAACATACAATCATGGGTGACCCCAAAACAAGAATACGATAATTGGAATAGAGTTGTCTCTAACTTAGGTAGAGAAATTAAACATTCGGTATTCGAATCAATAAACCAAAAATTATTTCAGGAAAAAAGTATCGTAGATTTAGACCTACGAACGAGTGGAATTTCTCACGGTAAGAAATCTTTTTTTAACTTAGAAATTAATTTATACACCAACTCTGAAATGGATTTTAAGTCCGCGGAAATCAAAGATTCCATTAAAACTATAGTCAAATCTATATTCAGAAATAACATTCAACAAAACAAATACTTCGAATTTTCAACCTCAAAAAAGACAGATGACCAATAAACTATCGAGAACGGTATATTTATTTTAAAAGATTAGATGAAAAATTTAAGAATATTAGAGGCAAGCGAATTAGGTCACGGTATCTTAGTCGAGGCTGACGCGGGTTGGGTATCACCTAAAGATTCTCGTAATGAAAAAATGTTGAGAGAAGCTAAAGATATGGACTATAGAAATCCATTTGAATTTTATGCTGTTTTACAAAAATACGACACCCCAAATAGAAACGGTAGAACTTATCCTGAAAGAATTCTTAAAAGAGAAGCCGAAAATTATAAAAAGGCAATTGATAAAGGATTGTCAACTTCAGAGCTTAATCACCCTGAATCTTCTTTAATTGACTTAGATAGAGTTGCCCATTTAATTACAGAAATTTGGTGGGAAGGAAATATCTTAATGGGTAAGTTAAAATTATTAACTTCACCAGGATTTCACGAAAGAGGTATTGTATCTACTAAAGGAGACCAAGCGGCAAACTTAATGAGACAAGGGGTTACTATGGGGGTTTCTTCAAGAGGGGTTGGTTCACTTAAAAAAGTTGGTGAAAGAAATGAAGTACAAGATGACTTTGAATTGATTTGTTTTGACTTAGTATCATCACCATCAACACCTGGGGCTTATTTATTTTCAAACCCTGAAGATAGAACAAAATATGAGGAAAACTTAGAAGAAGAAAAAAAACACAACCAAACTAATGGATATGTTGAGAAGTCGGTTGACTTAATGAAAAAATTAAACGATTATTTAGGAAAATAATAAAACATGGAAGAAAAATATTTTGTAGCGAAAATTCAGTACGATTTACCTGATGAGAACACAGGTAAAATCAAAAAAATTAGAGAAGAAAAATTAGTTAAAGGTTACTCAGTGACAGACGTTGAATCAAAAGTTACTAAGAAATACGAAGGGTTCACCCATGATTGGAGAATCACATCAGTTTCAGAAAGTAAAATTGATGAAGTAATTGAATAATTGATTTAAGAAACAATTTAATAAAAGTGGTCTATATGACCACTTTTTTTGTTTGGGAGATATTTATAAATAAAAATAATATGAACTTTCAAGCAAGCTTAGGTACTGGGTCAACCCAAGAACAAAGAATAATTAACGCATCTTCATGGTCAACATGTTTGGCGTATTGTGAAGGAACAGGGATAGAGATTATATCAATCCAATTATTACCTACAGTTAATATAGTACAACTAGATTCAGAAACAACTGAATGTTATCAGGGGTCAATTAAAGTTAATGGTGTTGCAAATCAATATTTTGTATGGGCAAATAGTTTTGATTCCTTTAATACATGGTTTGAATCTTTAACAAATCCTGTGTTACAAAACATACAATTTTCAAATAAACTTTACGTAACGGTATAACCAAAATGATTTTTTTTCATTTTGACACTATTTATTAGTTAAAATAACCAATTTTTTCATGCAAGAAAATAAATCATTAGTACAGGAGGCACTCATTCAAATGAAAAACGTTGAAGAGGCTATTGCCGAAAATGCAAAAGGAATACTTGCTTCAACTATGAAGGAAGAAATCAATCAATTAGTAAAAGAATCTCTATCAGAGCAAGACGAAGATGAGGTTGATTTAGATGTAGATATGGAAGACGATGACTCAGAAGAGTTTGATGTTGACATGGATACTGATAACGAAGATGAAATGGACATGGATTTTGACATGGACATGGATTCTGACGAAGAAAGTCCAATAGATTTAACTGACGCATCTGACGAAGAAATTCTTAAGGTATTCAAAGCTATGGGTGAAGAAGACGGAATCATCGTTAAAAAAGATGGTAACGATATTCACTTAACAGATAGTGATACTGATGAAGAGTATTTAGTTAAGCTTGGTGAATCTGAAGAAGACACAATGGATGAAACTATGAATATAGATGAAATCGACGAAATGGATGTTGACACAGAAGATGTGATTAACGCTATTTTTAGTAAAGACGGTGACGCTTCAGATATCGAAGTAGACCAAGATGAAGAAGTTATGTACGAAATTGAATTCGAAGAAGACGATGACGACATGATGGAACAAGAAGACGATGACGACATGATGGAATCAGATGATGATGACATGATGGAACAAGAAGACGATGACGACATGATGGAAGAAGAAGACGATTTGGACGAATCTTACAACCAAAGAAGAGCTGTTAGAGAGGCGAAATCAACAATTAAACCTAAAGGTGTTGGAATTGGGTCTGGACCAAAATTCACTTATAAAGATAAAGCTAAAGGCGGATTCGATGATAAGAAGAAAGAAGGACCAAAATCAGTTGGTACTGGTAAACCAAAATTCGAATACAAGAAAGGCGAAAATATGGAAGGAAGTTCCAAAGTTGTTAAGGCAGAAACAAAAGAAGGTGATTACGGAATGAACAAGGGTGATAAATCTAGAACCATGAAAGGTAAAGAAGATTACACTACTAAAAAAGGTGACACTTTAAAAAGAAAAGCTTTCGAAAAGGAAGAAACTAAAGAAGCTGCTAGAACTTATGGATTTGGTTCTAAAGAAGGTAGAGGATTAAGAAAAGGTATTACTAACAACAGAAATTATGTTTACGGTAATAACGGAGTAAAAGTTGAATCTACTAAAGAAGAGGTTAACATGTTGAGAGAAAAGAATGAAGAATACAGAAAAGCGTTAAATATTTTCAGAGAAAAGCTTAACGAAGTTGCTATCTTCAACTCAAACTTAGCATATGCAACTAGATTGTTCACTGAACATTCGACTACTAAAAAAGAAAAAATAAATATCTTAAGAAGATTTGACGATGTTGAAACTTTAAGAGAATCTAAAAATCTTTATCAGTCAATTAAAGGTGAATTATCTAAAACTGACACAAAAACAATGAATGAGTCAGTTGGAACAAAATTAAACAAACAAGTTTCAACAGGTTCTTCAACTACACTAATTGAATCAAAAACTTACGAGAATCCTCAATTCATGAGAATGAAAGATTTGATGAGTAAATTAGGGTAATAAATAAATTAATAAAAAAACAAAATACATTTTAAAATGGGAGCATTATTAGAATCAGGTCTTGTTGGTAACATCGGGTTAAAACACCTTAAAGTTATTAAAGAAGACACAATCAACAAATGGGACAAATTAGGATTCTTAGAGGGTCTTAAAGGTCACATGAGAGAAAACGTTGCACAATTATATGAAAACCAAGCATCGTATTTAATTAACGAAGCATCATCTACTTCTGATACAGGAGCATTTGAAACAGTGGTTTTCCCTATTGTTAGACGTGTATTCTCTAAATTATTAGCGAACGACATCGTTTCAGTACAAGCTATGAACTTACCAATCGGTAAATTATTCTACTTCGTACCTAACATTCAGGCTTACCAACCAGGTACTTCTGAGCACTACGCACCTTACGGTTCTCCAAACCAAGCTGCGGGTCAAACTCCGAACAGTGGTTATGACTACAACAACACTAAAGACCTTTACGATAGATTCTACGAAGGTAACGAACCAGCTTTAGACCCACCAGGTTTATTTGACTATTCTAAAGGGCAATATTCAGCTATCACTGCAAACGTAACAACAGTTTCATGGTTAGCTGACCAATTAGTTCCTTCTGCATATACTCTTTCTGATTACAGAAAAGTATTAATAGTTATGTCAGGTTTTGCAACTGCGGGAGCAGGTAAATTAATCGGTCCTGATGGTCAACCAATGGATAATGAGGCTTTCTTATCTGATTTGACTATCTATGGTGCTTCTGGAAACACAACAACTTCTGCTAACACAACTAACCCTTATTTATTCAGAGTTGTAACTCAAAGATATGGTAAAGGTATTGTACAGTACGGTAACAACAACGATACGTTGGTATTCCCTAACAGTAAAACTGACGGTGGTCAATACGACAACGTATGTGATGCTGAAGGAAAAATCTACTTAGAAGTTGATTTACAAGTACCAGTATGTATCACTTGTGGTGGTTCAATGGACGGTTACACAGGTTCAACATTTGCGTCAACAATCGAATCTAACTCTCAAGCATTCAGGGCAACTTATAGAATCTATAAGAACTTAGAATTTGAAGATAAAATTGGTGAGGTTTCTTTTGACCTTATGTCTGTAACAGTTTCTGTAACTGAAAGAAAATTAAGAGCACAATGGTCTCCAGAAATGGCACAAGACGTTGCGGCTTTCCACAACATCGATGCTGAAGCTGAATTAACAGCTTTATTATCTGAGCAAGTTGCGGCTGAAATCGACCGTGAAATCTTAAGAGATTTACGTAAAGGTGCAGCATGGAACTTACGTTGGGATTACAATGGATGGAAGAGACTGGGCGGTAGTGCAGTACCTTACACTCAAAAAGACTGGAACCAAACGTTAATCACAGCGATTAACCAAATTTCTGCTCAAATCCACAAATCTACATTAAGAGGTGGAGCTAACTGGATTGTTGTTTCTTCTGAAATTTCTGCAATCTTTGATGATTTAGAATATTTCCACGTATCAAACGCAGCTCCTGAGCAAGACCAGTACAACATGGGTATTGAAAGAGTTGGTACTTTAGCAGGTCGTTACCAAGTGTACAGAGACCCTTACTTCCCAGCTAACCAAGTGTTAATGGGTCACAAAGGAACATCTTTGTTAGACACAGGTTACATCTACGCACCGTACGTACCTCTACAATTAACTCCAACAATGTACAATCCATTCAACTTCACTCCAATCAAAGGTATCATGACTAGATACGCTAAGAAAATGGTGAACAACCGTTTCTACGGTAGAATCACAGTTGATGGTGTAAGAACATTTGACTTGAGAGAATTAAGATAATCATTATCTTATATATTACTAAAAGGGTTCCCAATGGGGACCCTTTTTTTATTACGTGATATTTATTAATATGATTAAACAGAATTGGAATATAGAGACGGAAGAAGTCAAAAGAATATTAATGATGCACGAGAGTGCAACGAAGAATCAGTATTTGTTAAAAGAACAAATTAAAAAAACTCAAACTATTGCCCCAAAAACATTTGAGTTACCAAGCCAAACTTTTGCCAGTGGATATCATTCTGAAAATGCATTAAGCCCTAGTCAAAAAACACAGATAACAAATGTCCTAACTCAAATAGCTGATTATCTAAAACAGTATAAAGGAATCCCTATGGAAATTCAATTAACCACAGGGGAATCTCAACCAACAAATTACGATAAAGAAAATAAGAAAAGTTTAGGAACAGGAGAACTTGCAAATTTAAGAGGACAAACAATTACAAGAATATTAACAGATTTTTTTAATGGGTTAGTTCAAAAAGGACAGTTGCCTTCTATGCCAAAAATCCCACAGTTTAAAACTCAAATAGGGAAAACACCAAAGGGATTGAATCCAAATGACCCAAAATATCAGGCGGAACAATTTATTCGTTTTTCTGTGGTCGCTGCTGGAGAAGTAACAACGGAATGTTTAGTTGGTTTGAAAATACAATTTGTTTATATAAATGAAGAAAATAGTAAAATACCATGTAGAGGAGGTCACTTTTGTGATGAGGCGGTTTTTGATGTTTATTTAAATAAAATAAAAGTAGGAACTGCTAATTTAAATAATGCAGGGTGTAAAGGTGCGGAATGTAATAGAAGAGCAATTGTCCAAGTCACTCCTGAAATGGTTAATCAAATAGTTAATAGTCCTGAATTTGAGAAGAAAAAACAATTGGTATTATGGTATTCTTGTTTGGCCAAGGAGTGCCATGCTTCAATACCTGAAATTTACATAAATGACAAACAAAATAAACAACTATTTCCTAATACCAATTTTCCATCACCTTGTGTTGCAACAGGGGCGAAAAAAGGCGATAAAGGACCATGGGCTTTAATGGTTTTAGATGGATGTGGAGTACCAATAAAAATGTCGGTAGAAGCCTCAAATGCAGAAATGAAAGCAATACAGGACGAAATTGCTGCCGACGAAATTGCCAAAGTACAAAAGAAAAAAGATGCGGATGCTAAATCCGCTGCAGAACAGGCTGCACTACTAAAACAATACTTAAATTTTGCACAAACACAAGGTTTTGATTTTGTTAAAGGTAAGAATAATACTAACGTTTTTGAATTACCTAATATTTTCCAAATTTTGGGACAAAGAGAAGAGGGTGATTCCTACGTTGTAGATTTTAAAAATATATCTAAAAGACCATATTCTATAAAATTCATCAACAACCCAATTAAAAATGAGTTAAAACAATCCTCTGTACCACCAGGATTTGAGTATAACTATTTCCCTGTACCAGCAGGATTTGAGTTTAAATTAAGATTCCCCCTTATGAATTTTAATTACTCAAAGAACAAATCAAAATTTATGAGAAAAAACTATTGGGCGGTTCCAATTGACGCTGAGCAAAACTATTTTTATCTACCTTCTTATGCTCAGGATGAGAATGGGGACCAAGTAAAGGGCACACAAGGAGCAGTTTTAAAACTCATTACTCAATAATTATTTAAACACTGTAGTATCTAGTACGGGTACAAATACAGTATCTCTTTTTGTCCAATCTCTATTATTAAATTCTTTAGAATATTTTTTCAAAGATTTTTTAGAATACCATTTTACGTAAGGTTGTTTTGGCATTTTTACAACACCATTTCTTGTTGATGAACAAGAACAAATTAAAAAAATTATTCCAATAAGATATATTGTTTTGGTCATAGTACTTGTATTTTGTACAAAGATAAGACATTTTTTATTTTCATCAAAAAAATTTTTACTATATTTATTATTAGATTTTAAGTTATCAGTCCCCAGCCATAACAAGCTGTTGAGTATTCACGGACACAAAGGTATTGGTAACGTAGTCATTAAACTATTGTAAAATTTAAAAACATGAATTACGCAACACAAGTGGGCAAACCGACTGCGCACATTACAAAGAAAAAGTCACGTCTTAAGGTCTATAATGGCCACACAGTCTTTTTAAATGATAAAGACAATTTCGAATTCGAAATCCATAATCCAAAACAAAAATCGGTTTTAGTTAAAATTAAATTGAATGGTGAATACATTTCCACAAGTGGAGTTGTATTAAGACCAGGTCAGAGAGTGTTTTTAGAACGTTTCCTTGACTCTAATAACAAGTTTGAGTTCAGTACCTATGAAGTTAACAACACGTCTGAAAACAGGTCTGCAATCGATTTAAACGGTGACGTTAGAATTGAGTTCTACGATGAACAAGAACCTGTTAGAAATAACTTCTTACATTTGAATAGTCAAACTGTTTATGGAGGACCTAGTACTAACACTCCATATCCGTATTATGGAACAACTATTAGTACTACAGGGGGTGTAGGATATTCAACCACAACATCAACATATAATGCATCAACCACAACTTTTACAAGTTCAGTTGATATGAATGTTGTGCGTTCTAAAAAATCAATTGAAACAGGTAGAGTTGAAAAGGGTGATACATCTAAACAAAGTTTCACTAATTCATATCAAGACTTTAAGTACAATACTTGTCATGAAATTGCGTTTAAAATCCTACCATTAAGCACAAAAAACAAAACCACAGAAGACATTAGACAATATTGTACCGAATGTGGAACCAAGACAAAAACAAACTTTAAGTTCTGTCCGTCTTGTGGAAATAAGTTATAATTGAAAAAGGGTCCCGTGAGACCCTTTTTTTATGTTCAGTGGTATTTATAGTAAGATATGAGAAGTAATAGAAAACAAATTAACGAAGCCACAGGGTCAGGAAGTGCTGGTCATTACAAAGTCCCTATAGTACTTGCGCCTCAAGATTGGACTAAAGACCAACTTGGACCTTTTAATATTCCTGTTTACAAATACGATAACGCTGAATTAGCATATGAAGAGGCTGATGGCGATTTTAAAGAAACTCCTGAAATGAGAAAAAAGATTGAAGATAGAACAGATAAGTTATCTCGTATTGATACATATCTTAAAAAATTTTATACAGGTCAAAATGACGAGGAAGGTTCTGCAATTAATCCTACAATAAGTGGAGAACCACTTAAAGAATCATTTTTAAATGAAGATTTAGCGGTTTGGTTTGGTACTAAGAAAAAACCTAAAGGGTCTAAACAACCAAAAGGACCATGGGTTAATATTTGCCGTAAAAAAGAAGGTGGAGGTCATCCTCCGTGTGGTAGACCTGAAGCAAGTGATAAAGGATATCCTAAATGTCGAGCCGCTGGTGTTGCAAGTAAAATGACAGATTCTCAAAAAAGGTCTGCGTGTCAACAAAAAAGAAAGGCCGAAAAAACACATTCAAAATCAGGTACAGGAAACAAACCTAAAATGGTTTCATACAAACCGAAAAACGAGGGGATACGAGACCTAATAAAAAAAGTTCTCAGAGAGAACTTTAATTAATCTAATTTATCTAGTTTATCTAATATTTTGAGTAGTGAGTGTTGAATCTGACTTTGCATTTCAGTTTCAAGTTCTTGTCTTACTGATTCAACTTTATTATCAAACATAGATTGTAATCTTTTTGATAAGTCTTCGTTGATATCAATATCATAGTTGTAGATATGATTGGTAATATTTAATCTTAAATCTGACAATAAAATAAAAATACCTAACTTTTCATTTTTAATGTATCTCTTAAGTGACAAAGGAGCAATTAAAAATGTAGAACCAGGATGGTTAACTAATTTTCTAAAAATCGCTGAAGATTTTATTTCGTTGTTAGTGTAAGTTGACCGATTACGACTGAACATTCTTTGATATCGAATGTAGATACGTAACCCCAATCTTTTGAATACATGTTTGAAGAATTTTATCATTTTGTCTTTGATGTGTTTAACTTGACAAATATAACACTTTTTTTTAAATCAGAAACAATAGAATAAAAAAAAGAGAAGTAATCTTCTCTTTTATGTTTTTAACAATATGCTCCTGAACATTGTTTTTTACCGTCCAGTCCTTTAATTTTTCCTTTACAAACTTGAACAGCATATCCGTTAGCATATGCACTTGGGTAGACTTTAAATTTTGATTTAGCTGCCGACTTACCTCTCGCACAAAGAGGAGTTCCTGTTTTTTTCTTACCCTCATTCATATCTTCATAATCAGTCTCTTCCTCCGACATTTTATTTTTAAAGAAATCAAATACTTGGTCGATGTTAGTTTTTGCCTCAGATATGTGGTCATCCGCCCAGTCATGTCCATTTTGAATTATTTCATCAATTTGGTTGGGGTCCATTTCCAACATCATTTCACATTGTCTTTTTATTTGTTCTAAGTTACTAAAAAACATATAATTTGTTTGCTCTTGTTCATTAAGAACTTTTTTTACAAGACGGTTTAAATCACTTTCGGTTAATTTTACTATTCTATTCATTATTTTTTATTTACGATATTAAACGTTAATTGTTTTTTATAGGTGTCTTTTTCACCTGAAGTGTTAACTTGGATGTCAACATAATATTGGTTAGGTAATTTATCTCTCATGTCGAACATAAAGTAATATTCATTAGGTGTTCTATTAATTGGAGTCCAATCTTGTACTTGTACCTCAGTAGTCCCTTCTTTAACATATACTCTATAGAATGATGAAACATCTAATAACATTTGTTGACCTGTGTAAGCCTTCTTAATAGTGACTCCAACTTTTCTAATGTCCGAATTTAAAATTTGTTCATTTTGTAATATACCGTAGAAATCAAATCCAAATTTCTGAGGTTCTTTAGATAAAGTTCCAATCTGAATTCCCGCATTGTATTCTTGAAGTACAAATTGATTAGTCACATTTTGAATTGATTGTCCATTAATTGTTAGACCTGACCATACATCGTAGTATTGACATGGAGTGGCCCCTGTAAAACCATTAGGTACGATAACTTCATAAACTCCTTTTGTTCTTAAACAAGTAGTTAATGCCCCCATACCAGTAACTGCGTCACCGTTTCGGTCCTCAATCCTAACTGTTGGATTGTTATCTAAATTTACAAAATCTCCATTCTGATAAATGTATAAATACAATTTGTTAGTTTGACTCTTTAAAAATTGATTTCTATCGTCTTGAATTAAGTCGTTGTAGTTTGTTAACAAATAAGGTTGGTAGAAAGTTTGAGTATGTCTTGAAAAGAATGCGACACTGTAACTATCAGTAAGACCTGTGATATTTTCAATTTGAGGAAGGTACGCAAGTCCCCAACCAGTAACACCTGTAATGGACCCGTTTAAGATACCATTAACCTCATCGGACATATCCATATCAACGTCTTCATTACCTAACTCAAAATGTTGTCTTGCAACAATTGTAAGACCTGAATAGTTTACGGTACCGTTATTGGTATTACTGTAAACACCTGGTTCAGACCAATCATTGATTGTGGTAGTTTGATACCAGTTTGACGGTCTTGTTGAGAATGCTCTACTATCAACATATGTTAATGGAGACATCCCTCCTTGGGCACTGTTCTTTGCTAAATTGAAATCACTATAATCGTATCCAACACCTTCATCCCATTCTTGAGGGTTTCCTGTATCACCTGATACACTAGGTATTCTAAATAGAATTAAATCAAATGACGTTGCTCTTCTTCTTTGATTGGACATTACCGTATTAAGTAATTCATTATCAAAAGAAGACGTGTTGGTCATCTTTAATGTGTGGGTCATTCCTGTCGTACATCCTGTTGAGATAGTACCTGAGGCGATGTTCTGTTCTAACAAAGATAAATCTAAGTTGAATAGTAATCTTGAGTATCCGAAGTTAGGTACGACCAAATCCGAAGCACCAAAGTTCAACTCAATAACAGGGTTTCTTCCTGTATTAACATAAGAGTTTGATACGATGGTATTATTTTTATCTATGTAAGACCTTAAAATTGACATTTATCTTTTTATTATAAATATCAATTAAGTCGAATATTACTATTAAGGATTTTGTTAACCGCGTTATTTAGTTCTGTTAGTATTTTACTGGTAGATGAACCGTCCTGAGTTTTAGGTACAGGAGGTAGTCCAGGATACGCGTGAGTGTGTGTTACAAGGAACCTAACAATCATTTCAATTAATTCCAATAACTCCTCACCTCTAACCAAACTTGATGTGTTTGGGACAATATCATCCGCAAATTTTTCAGATGAAATACCATAAAGGGTGTCGTCAAAATTAATTTTTTGTTTACCAGGAATCTGAGAGTTATGTGATAGTAAGAATAATTTATCACTACCTAATGCTCCATATGTTGATTCCGAGTTAATATATTTTGATTGAGGTACAACTTTCTTAACAGGAGTTTTAGGTATTCCGACTTTATCCTTGGCGTAAATTAAACCATAACCACCTTTTAACGCTGCGTTAAGTTTAATTCCACGATATATGTCGGCAATATTTTTAACTTCAGTATTACTTGCACCACTACCTGAATTAGTTGAAGGGTCAAGTTTAGAATACATTAAACTATTTGGCCTATAAAATATTGGAAATTTAGTACTATTATTATTGTCAGGAAATAATTGAGTCCCAGTGACTGTAACGTTTGTACTATTACATGTTTTAATAAATCCATTAATAAATCTAATAACCTCATTAAGATTTAATAATGAAAAATTTTCAGTTGCCACTAATTTTTTAAGGTTTTCAGATATGTCACTTGTAACTGTTAAATTCTTAGAGTTTGTCGATGAGTCAGGTTTAAGTTGGTACAAATAAACTGCTCCTGAAAATTTCCCTTGAGTGTTTTCGGGATTTGTCACAACCCATTCAATAAGATATTTGGTTAGTAAGACATCTTCCTTTAACTCAAAATAAACCTTAGGTTCTAAAGATTGTTTTGTTGTTTGAAACTTAGTTAATTGTAAGAAAGACCTTTGAGGATTACCTACAGGGATTTCATTAGGTTTTAAATACTGTCCTTTAAATTTACCCGCTCTTAATAAAACTTCATCTTGTTTAACAACAAGGTCTGCACTACCTCTACCTAATATGGCATTGTCCCCTGGTTGTGGAAATACTCCAGCGTGAATTCCTCTATCTGTAAATGAACCGTCTTGATTCTTTAAAGGTTTTGGGTTTTGAATTTGCATACCCGTTCCTGTGAATTTATTACCACCGTAATAATATTCTTTAAACGTTGCGGTTGGCGTTGAAAATGTATTTTGAACGTAATATTGGTTTTGATACCTGAAATCTTTATTCGTGTACAATACTTGTATTAGTTCATCTACTTTTGGTACTGAATAAACAAAATAAGGTAACAACGGATTAAAAACAAATGGGTCTCTTGAAGTCCAAATATCTTTCTCTTCATTCCATGGCGGGTCTGAGATACTCTTTAGAATATCGTCATAGTTATCTATTAATCTAACTCCTCTGATTCTTCCTAGCATCATCGGGTCTTCGATATTTAAAACCTGACATTGAAAAAATATTGAATTATTTTCCATTGTTTCTTTCTTGATACGTGTTTAATACGTTATTATATAACTCTTCAATTTTATCTAAATAAATTGTTGAGTTGATTATTGATTGTTTTGTTGTCTCAAAATCTGAGGATAATAAGTCCATAAACTCAACTAACTTGGTGTTAGGTAAGTCTTTTAGATTTTTTTGTTCGGCAACAATATTTTGAAATTCTTCGTTTTTCATATTATATAAATTTACCTGTTACAGGGCCTCCCAATCCAATACCTTCTATTTTACCGTCTTCGGCAATGTTAGTTGAAATTCCTCTATTTGATGCCATATTAAATTGTAACATAAGGTTTGGAGAACCATCAGGTAATCCTCCCGTCGGAATCCCTAAAGCCTGAAGAGCTTCAATTGCACCAACAGTCATTTTTTCAGGAGAAATTCCTGGTAATAAACCTGACAATGCTAATAATCCTAAAGGTATTTCTCTTTTAAGACCCAAACTTTGACCAACTAAATTAAGTAATAATAAAATATTGTCTAATAAACTTTTACATTTTCTGTAATCACTTATCAATTGTGAGACCACTAATGCTATTTGAATTAATCTTAGAATCATTGCATATTTTTTTGCGATTCTAGATTTAACCGCATCTTGAATAATACTAGATATTAAATTAATAATATCCCTTTTCAAAATTTCAAACAACACTTCTAAAAATTCAGCGTTAATTCTCGAAATAACTTGAACTGAAAATGTTTTAAATGTTTTTAAGAATTCTGTTCCGTTTGTTACGACATTACTTGCGGAAGCTCCGATATCAGAACCAGCATTTCCAATTGCGGTATTAACATTTGATGTTGCGGTGTTTGCACTTGTTACTGCTTGATTATATGTATAAGTGGCTCCTGATTGTACTACTGATAATAAAGTGTACAACGGTAACAAAACTTTTGGGGTTAGAACACTTGATGCAACAGCTAATGGAATTTTCTTAATAACGTTAGTGTCTATTGCAACAGCTACGTTAAAATTGTTTGGAATTGCAACACTCCAATCAGGATTTTGTGAAATAGAATCAATAATGGCTTCTAATGCCGCGACTTGGTCACTAATTGTTTGACCTGAAAGATTATCTCTTAAATCGACCAATTGTTCAATTAATGAGTCGGCGTCTACAGGTAACTTAACGTTATCACAATCCTCAAATTCCATCACACCGTTTTGGATGTTTGAGACTGCAACCTCAATGTTTCTTAAATCAATCTCAGTTAATTCAAAAAAACTATCGTCAACACCATCAAGTTCTGCGACTTTTGCAACACCACTAACGTCAATTTCTCTTCTTGAGTCGAAACACAATCCTAATATTCTTTGAACTAATAAATCAAATTTACTTTGTTCGTTAAGTTGACCAATTCCGACTTGGGCTTTAAAACTAATTGCTCCTGATAAAATGTTAACAATATTGGCACCAATATCTACAGTGTCTACTAATTTAATAGTACTATAATAATCATTGATAAATTCTCCAACATTATTTGAAAGGTTACCTGAACCATCTTCTCTATCAATTAAAATTACTCTATAGTAGTCACCAGTTACACCAAAACTATTTGTTTTTGAGTATTGAAGGTCAAATAAGTTTTGTCCTGATTCACCTAAATAATTCTTACCATTAATTTGGCTAAAAGACCTATCAGTATTGTTTGACTCTGTTAACTGATACAATTGTTTGTTCATTGGAAACGACTCGTATCCACCATAAGGTTTAAAGATGGTGTCTGCCGACGGTTGTAGTTTTTCGTAAAAAATTTTACCAAAAGGAGTTTCAGGTTCAGTTTTTAAATTTGTAAAAATATCAATAGAACTAATTGGTATGTATATACCCTGTGCTTGTGGTAATAAAGGTAATGGTTGATTAGCCAAATCTGCGGCTGAAACACCTTTATAGGTTTGTTCAATAGAACATCCTAAAGCTTTAATAGTTTCTGATTTAACAATTGCCGCAAGTTTTGGTTCTATTTTTGCTGCGGCTTGTAACATTACTTTTCTAAGATAACGAGAAGTTGCTGACCCATTACCTTGAGTTTCCCCTAAGAACCCTAATAATTGGTCCATTGAATTTGGAGGATTTTTTAAATAACGTTTTTGATAGTCTTTAACTTTATCTAACTGTGAAGTTATTTGAGAAGTTGCTTTAGATGCACTATTACCAGCACTGGACTTTAATTCTCTTGCACTTTGAGAAACATTATTATAAGTCTTATACGATTTAATCTTACTTTGGATGGAATTCGCCGATGATTGTATATCTAATGATTGCATATCTTATTTCATTTTATATGCCTCCATATCATCGGAAACATCTTTTTCTATAAGATTCTGTATTAAGTCATCATCTAAATCTGCAAGTGAGAATGATTCAGTATTATTATTAGTTTTTTCCCAAATACCTGATTGTAGTTTTGATAAACTAATTTTCTTCTCAACACAGTCATTCACAATTTTTTGTTGTTTCTCAATTACAGGACCAATAGTCGTCATGTCAGCAGGGTCTTTCAACATTGCTAACATTTTATTTTGTATTCTAATTGCAGTCTGTCTTTGCTCTACAAGTTCATTGTAAATCTCTTGCATTAAAGACAGTATTGAATCTTTAGTAAAATTTATCTCTTTTCTCTGTGGTCTTGGCATACCTATAAATACTTTTTTATTAGTTTTTCATTTTGATTTGAATAACTGTGTATAATTTTTTAAATCTTTTAATTGAACTTCTAATTTCTTTAGTACTTAAATTAGTCATTTCTCTAAGTGACAACAGAATAACATTTTTATTAAATTTGTTATTATCAGCCCCTGAGAATATACTTTCATAGTTGTCAAATAAATCAATAAGTGCGTAACCTAATTTTTTTTCATTATCGTTTAAATTCTCATTATCGATAAATTCTTTTAATTCTTTCAAATATTCGGTAATAATAATATCAGTTTCCACAATATCATCATCAATTCTATAACTCATATCAGGTCTTTCCTCTAAACTAGAAGAAATGTCCTCATACGATATTTTTCTATTTGTCTCTTTTTGGTCCTTAATGATTTGACCCATTAAGTAATTTTTACAAATAGTACCAAAATAAGAATAAGCTTTCTTATTCTTGTCTGGTTTGAACTTGTCAACCTTCGTCATTAAAAACGAATGCGTATCGGTATGAATTTCTATAAAATCCATATCCTTACGATATAATTTATATCGACGTATGATAGATGAAATCATCTTATCAAGAGGTCCTCTTAAAAATTCATTATATATTTTATTTTTTTCGTATGACGTTTCGGCGATTAAAAAGTTTCTAACCGCCTCTTCCTCTCTTACATCGAAATAATTTAAATTAACAGCCTTTCTTCCTCTTTTTTTAGATAAAACATCTTCTGTCGTTGCAGATAGAGTTTCTTGCATTTATGCATTTTCATTTTGATACTTTATGACTCTATCGTCAGTGAAGAAATATTCTTTTTTTGCGGTTTGAATCCAAAATTTAACTTCGTCTTCAATCATTTTGTCCTCACCGTGTTTGTAATTCCAAAAAATTGAACCCTCTCTAAGGTTAACGTGTTTGTAACCAAGTCTTGGGATAGTCATAATTTGAACTGAATTATATGTAAGTCTTAATAAAAATTCATATATGAAGGTTAATTTGATAGACGGTTTAAATCCACCAAAATCCTCAACAATTTCTTTTTTAAACACAGAACCTGCGGTTTGGAAGTTTTGATAATCTTGTAATGTTTCGTTAGTTAAGAAACCCATTTCTTGTGTGAAATTAGCCGCAAATGTTGCTTCATTAGTAAAACCCGCAAAGACTCCTTTCTCATCTGTTTCAACTACTACAGGTAAAAACATTTGAATTTCAGGGTACGCACCAATATACGTCTCAACATTTTTAAACCAAATTGATGCATATTCATCATCAAATTCAAAAAGTGAAATCCAAGTTCCTTTTGCGTTTTTAATCCCGTAATTTACTTGTTCCGCATAATTAGGTGTTTTATCCCACGGTAATTTAGTTACTGTAAGATTTCCAAAATCATAATTATTTAAAATAGTAACTAATGATTCTTCGTTGGTGTGAACAATAACTAATTCCTCAAATTCAATTTTTTGATTTTTAAGAGATGTTATTGCCTTTTCAAAATAATCTTCAAAATCTTTTGTTTTTGATGATTTAATTGGTAGTATAACTGATAGTGATAATTTGTTGCTCATATTATTCTTCTGTTTTTGAAATTTGTTGTTCGAATGAATCAGCTCTTGAATTCAAGTAACCACTAAATAAAGTAACTACTGTTGATTCGAATTTGTGTTTATCTGAAAATTGGTCCACAGTCTTTTTCATTTCTTCATAAATTGCTGGATTAATATTGTCCTCCAACCAATTTTGTACAAAGTCAGCGATTACGTCTGCAAATAATGTTTTGTCGGTAATCCATATACCATTTTCTTCAGTCATCCAATCAGGTGCCAAGTTAGGAACTTTACCAATTACTGGTACGTTACTTTTCATAGACTCTAATGGGAATGTTCCAAATCCACTATGGTCGTCAATCCAAGCTGTAAGGAAACAGTCACTTACAGAGTTTGCAAATTCTTTCTCTGATAGTCCTCTTAAATCTCTAAAGGTAAACCATCTGTACTGTGGGAATTTTAAATAAAAAGTTTTGATGATGTTAATAGCATCACTCTGCTCTTTAGTGTGAATACCAATGATTGGCATTGACGGAGTTGTTTTAGGTTTGAATGTATCGGTAATGTAAGGTTCAAGGATGTCAAAAGACGCTTGTCTCATCACTCTTTCGATATATTCTTTTTGTTTGTTTGAGGTTGTAATACATTTCATGAATCCAAATTGATTCCATGATTGACCTGGCTGTAATGTCTCCAACATGTGAGCGTACTGTTGTGTCAATACTATTTTTGCACATGGTAATTGTTTTACTTGGTCCATAATATAACCAAAAACTTCAGGTATTACCAAGAAATCTTCAGGTGAAATTTCTAAATTTTGACCTTCGATTGCCTTGTGAGGTAATTCCATATACTCTTCGCTTAACCAAGCAACCACTCCTGAGTAGTCTGCTTTTTCGTGAAGAATGATTGGGTTAAACCCATTGTCTTTTAGTGTTTTTGCCATTTGATAAATGAGTCTAACAGAAGCCTTCGCATTTCCTTTAGTATCTTGTACTAAGAAGTAAATTCTAGCTTGTTTGTCCCTCAATGTCTGAATGGATTGTTTTACTTTTGAGTGTAGCTCGTTTTCCATATTAATAATGATTGATTAATTTTTTGTTTAATAAACTGTTGAATGCGATTCTAAATGGAATACTCGTATTAGCGCTACTTTTCATTCCTAATTTTTCATCAACAATGTCTTGTTCGGTTAATACTGTCTCTAATAACATCTTAATCATTTCAAATTTAATGATGTTAATTTTCATTTCAGTTGTACCTGATGCAGGTTCTGTTGAAGTGTCATCCGACATATCAAGGTATTTTTCAATTACATCTAAATCAATGTAATAATTTTCGCCTAATACATTTATCATACTATTTCGTCTATTTTTGTTTTGAACTCCTTGATACTCGATATCGAGTGTTCGGTTTTTATATCTGAATTATAAACCGTGTCAAATTTAATGACCGTTTTATTTTCAGGATGATTTAATAATAGTTTAGGATTCGCGGTAAGTAAAATGTCTACTGAATCCCATAGTGAATTAATTGTACTTTCACTATAAAATCTTACCGATTCGACTAAACACCCAAACTTAGAAATAAAAAACAAGGAAGCTGGTTTTGATTTTCCTATTTCATCTGAGACAATTAAAATATCGTGATTATCTCTCATGTCTAAATAAAATTCGTTGAGGTCCATCATCCCTGAAATTTCAACTGAACCTGCGTGACCAAAAATTTCCATAGTATGTTCTTTATATAAAAAATCATACAATTCATCTTTATCTTTAAATTTAAGATGGTCTGAAATATTTAAACTTGTTAAATCACTAATTACTTCATATTCAAACTCTTCATCTTCGTTAAGTGTGTTTTCAATATACCATTTCTCATATTCTTGTTGAATTTTTTTGAGAGTGTCTCGAAGTACCCCATTTAACTCAATTCCTATTCTCATTCTTCGTATCTTTTTAAAATTTTTGAAATTAAAGGATTTCTAACAATATCTTCAGGGTTAAATTCAAATACCCCAATATCATCCATTTTTTGAAACTTTTGTAGTGAGTCCCACAAACCTGTTTGTGTTTTATCTTTGTGTCTGTCAAATTGCTCTAAATCTCCTGATATGAAAAATTTAGAGTTAAACCCAATTCTTGTTAAGAGAAGTTTCATTTGACTTGGTGTTGAATTTTGAGCTTCCTCAAAAATTAATATTGAGTTGTCAATATTCATACCTCTCATATAAGCTAATGCGAATACTTCAATTGCCTCAATTTCTTTTAATTTTTCTCTCGACTCTTTACCTATAATTTTATTCAATAAGTAATATGACGGGAAGATGTAAGGGTCTAATTTTTCTTCAACACCTCCAGGTAAACTTCCTAACTTTTCTTCTGCTTCAACTGCTGGTCTTACAATAATAATTTTTTCATAAGGAGTAGTTGGGTCCACTAATAAGTCTACCGCCGCTTTCATTGCGATGTAACTCTTACCAACTCCTGCAGGACCCGAACATATTGTGATTTGATTTGTTGTTAGTTTATTGTAATATTCCCGTTGACTATCTGATAAAAATTTTTCTTTAGTCTTTTTAGAAACGATTGAACAAATTAATTCTTTTTTCGTTCTTCTTACCACTCCTTCTCCTGTTGGAGTTGGTGCTGGTCTTGCTTTGGTGCCTCTTGCCATTATATGTTATTTAATTTTATGTCTATCGGAACTTTGTGGTTCTCTTCTGTAGACTGTTTTACCATTGTCAGGACTTTCGTAAATCCATGGAGTATTTTTTTCTTTCTCGTCAACTTGTGACTTAATCCAATTATACGTCTTTTTTAACCCAATAGATAGAGGTTCACTAACTTCCCAACCAACTTTTTCTCTATAAAGTTTGTTATCTGAATTTCTTCCTTGAACACCTAATGGGCATTTGAAACCATATTTATCAATAAATTTTTGACCTTCGATATTTTTGATTTCTATATCTTTATCTGAGATTGCGATTGCCATTCCCGCCAATTGATTAATTGTAACCATTTCTTCACTACCAATATTAACAGGACCAACAAAGTCACTCTCCATTAATCTCAATACCGCTTCAACACATTCGTCAACGTATAAGAATGAACGAGTTTGCATTCCGCTACCCCAAACTTCAATAACGTCTCCGTCTTTAGCTTCAGCGGCTTTTCTACACATTGCTGCTGGTGATTTTTCTCTACCACCTGTCCAAGTACCTTGTGGCCCAAAAATATTGTGGAATCTTGCGACTCTAACATCTAAACCATAATTTCTGTTGAACGCTAAGTACAATCTTTCTGAAAATAATTTTTCCCATCCGTATTCAGAATCAGGGTTAGCAGGGTATGCTGACGACTCTTCACAGTTTGGATTTTCAGGGTCTAATTGATTGTGTTCAGGATACATACATGCTGATGATGAATAGAATACTTTCTTAACTTTCTTCTTAACACATTCGTGAACAACGTTAAGGTTTATAGTTGCTGAGTTATACATAACATTAGCATCGTTCTCACCTGTGAAAATGTACAATGCTCCACCCATATCGGCAGCAAGTTGGTAAACTTCATCAACTCCTTCTTCAATAACAAGTTCTACAACTTTAGGGTCTGTTAGGTCTCCTAAAATAAATTCATGACAGAACTCGTCTTGAAAGAAGTATTCATGTTTCTTGATATCACATACTCGTACATGATTTCCTTCTTCTTTTAATCTTTTGGCAAGGTGTCCACCTATGAAACCTCCTCCACCTAATACTACTATTTTTTTCATTGTTTAATTTTAATTCATTTTATATTCTAAGTATAAGTCATTTCCTTGAAAAATAACTTTCTTATTATCACATTTATTTGGGCTTGAAACATACCAACCTAAATTAGGTGGTAAATTAAGTTTATTAGAATACACAACTCCTTTACCACAACATATTCTAAGTTTTATTGGTAAGTCCTCATTAGTTACATTTTTAAAATGTGCTTCATCAGTTGTTATGGATGTGATTTTTAATTTAGTTTTTGAAAAATCGTTATATCTGATGTACTGTAAACTAATTGGTATTTTATTAACCGATATATTGTGGTTATCTAAATGATTTTTTAAGTTAACTTCATTTTGAGTTGTAAAATTAATGTCATCATTTTCAGACATCCAATAATTTAATCGGCTCATATATACCTCCATTAAATTTCGAGGTCCAATTGCAAACCTATCATTATATCCTCGAAAGTGGTCCTCAGATGGGGTTATTATAGAGTCCTCAAGTAACTCCCAATTAAAAATACTTTTAAACTCCAAATCAGGTCTTAACCTCATAACATAATCAAATGTCATGTTATTATCTTTTTCATATTCCTTAACCATATTGAATACGGATTGGAATTGTTTTAATTGGTAGTAAATTAACTTTGGGTCGTTTTCAGTGTCAAGATTATAATCTTGATATTTGTATTTTGATTTTTGGTAACTTAAATCGGGGAGAACTGAGTCCTCCTCGATTTTAATTACTGATGATATTTTAAAAAATTCTGTTGGTATGTTAATAGGTTTGTCTTCTTCTTTTGCAAAGGATGTGAAAAACTTTAACTCATAGTTTGAGTTAGTTAAAATCAAATTCTTAAAAATTGAAGGGAGGCATTTGTCAAAACTTCTAAACTGCCCTGAAATACAAACCGCAACTGTTTTCATTAATTGAAATATTTTTGGTAGATGTCGAAATACTCAACTGCCTTTTCAGGTAGGATATTTCTGTAATCCGATAAATTTTCTAATAAGTTTAATGTACCTCTATATCCAATTACTTCATTCTCCAAGTTTCTAACCAAGTCTTGAGGGTTTCTTGCTTGATATACCGATGCTTTTGCAAATATAACAGAGTTCGGAAAATAATGTTGTAAGACATAGGACCCCCAAATGTCATCCATTCTACCTGTATAAGGAAAGACAGAGTAATGTTTAAGAACATCTCTGTGTATGAATGTATTTTGCGAGTTAAATGGTGTAAGTTGTTTTGTTGTGAAAGGTTCAAATGAGTTAAATTTTACGATTGGTTTTTTACTTAATCGACAAATTGCGTCGATGTCTGGGTCACCGTCCCAAAATTCTGCTTGAATCATTGGGGTAATTTTTGTCTTACCTTTGTATTCAATGTTATTTTTTACTTGAAGGTATTCGATTGGAAATCCTCTATGCCACAAGTCGTTATGTTCTGTAGTTGATATTGCATCGAAGTACGGGCATGAAGTGTTTTCATATTCATCAACTTCAATCTCTTGACCCAGTAATATGTTGTCACCCCAGGAATCATATGGAATGTTATCATCATCAACTGTCGCAATAATTTCTGCGCCGCTTTGGTAAGCGTATACTAATCCAACATTTCTTCTTTGGATTGTTTTCCATCCAATAACCTCAGATAACTCAGGATATAATCTGTCTTGAGCTTCAGGGTTAAGGTAAATTACGTTGTTATATTTTTCAGTTAAATCAACGTATGATTGGTGAGGAGTTTTTGTATCTCCAACAATTACAAATGTAAAATCTTTTTTATCCGCAATCTCACAAAATTTTATTGTTGCTTCGGTTGGTTCGTTAATCGTAGTTGTAATTATATATTTTTTCATATTAATAAACTAAATAAATGTGGTTTCCTTGTTCTGTGTTTATGATTGTATAGTTTGGATTGATACTATAAAGAGCGTCTTTAAATTCTTGTAGTGTTGGGAAATTACCTTGTCCCAAGTCTCTACAGTCATCAATTAATATAACGTGGTCGTTACGGTTACTCGCTCCCTTAATAGCACTTAATTCTTCTTTTAATGGGCCATCTAACATACTGTGAGCGTCCAATAGGATAAAGAATCTTTCATCAGGTAATTCTTCTAATACAGATTTTAATACATCTCCTGAATTACCTTCCAAGAAAGTAAGGTTACCGTATTGTTCAGAAAGTTTTTGATATGACTCTCTATAACTTTTTCCATCATAAGGATTACGGTCAGGAAATAATTCTACTGTGAATGTAACATCAAAATGTTCGGCCAAGAATATTGAAGTTCTTGCGTCATGAGTTCCCGTTTCAATTGCAAAATTTATTTCGTTTAAGTTTGGGATTTTGTCTTGGTATTGGTAAAGTAAACTAACAAATAAGTTAGGCATTGGTAATGATGTCTTATGTATGTCGGACATTTGTTCCCATCTACTATCACCTGTATAATCTAAATTTAATTTCATATTAATTATTTTTTATAATACATTTTAAGATTTGGTCTTTATAATCGGCAACAGTATCAAAAGCTTGTTGAATATCGTTGAAATCAAATTCATGAGAAATAATTCCTTCGATATCGTCATCTCCTGTGTAATTTTTAACACAGTCATCTAAAGTTTGATTTGACCTTCTTACGTTTTTAATTGTTAATTCTTTGGTTCTCATTCTGTGAGGATTGTATGTTACAAAATCCGCTTCAGGAATTCCAATTAACGCAACTTTACCATTAACCGCAGCTACGTTAATACAACCATCAATTGATTCTGTCGTACCTCCTGTGTCAATCGCCATGGTAGTTCCCATACCTCCTGTTAATTCTTTAATTTTCTTTGCGTAATCGTCTGCAAGTAAAAATGATTGGGTTGCTCCAAAGTCTTTAGCGAACTTAGCTCTGTAAGGTAATTTATCAATCATAAAAATATCTTTAACGCCTGCTTTCTTTAAAATAGAAAACATACATAAACCAATAGGACCTGCTCCAAAAATGGTTGCAGATTCGGTAAATTTTGGTTCAATTAAATTTGCGGTGTGAAGACAAACTCCAAGCGGTTCAAGTAAACTCGCCAAGTTGAATGACATTGAGTCGGGTATCTTTGCCAATTGCAGTTCTTCAACCACAACATAATCCGCAAACGCTCCTTGAGAATTTGCTCCCATGAAAGTTCCCTTATCACATAAGTTATGTTTACCTCTTAAAGACCAATAAGATGTGATACAAGGCATTCCAGGTTCAACTGCGACTCTATCACCATCTTTGAATTTTTTAGACCCGTTGGCGTCAACTATGACCCCTGCAGGTTCGTGCCCCATATACATTGGGAGAGGATTTTTAAAGGAGCCTAAACCTCCTTCTTTAAAGTAATGCATGTCGGAACCACAGATTCCAACAGATTTCATTGCGACAAGTATTTGACCTTCTTTTAATTTTGGAATTTCTTCCTCAAAAATCTCAATCTTTCTTATCTGAGTTAGTTTTGCTACTCTGTTCTTCATAATCAATTAAAGCTTGTTTTAAAACATCACAAATGTAATCGACCTCTTTTATTGATAACTCAGGATATAGAGGAGGGCATACGTGATGTTTAGAATAATAATCAGTATTTGGCAAATTTACAGAGGAAAATTGTTCTTTATATAAAGGTTGTTGATGAACAGGGATTCGATATACTTCTCCCGTTAATGAAATACCATTTTCTTTACAATATTTTTTTAACCAAGCTCCGTCCATAGGGGTGATAACAATTGCTTTATAGTTTGCACAAACACCGTTACCTTTTTGTTTAATAACTTTGTATTTGGTTTTTTCTAAATTTTTTCGGTATCTTTCTAATAGCTCAGTTCTTGTTTGAATCCTCGAATAAACCCTATCACATTCAATACTACCTAATAATCCCGTGAATTCATTGATTTTAAAGTTGTTTCCTGTTGGACTAACAATAACACCACCATCTTCAAGATGTCTACCAAAGTTCTTTAATGATTTCATTTTATCATAAAGTTCTTTGTTATTTGTGGTAATCATACCTCCTTCACCTGTTGTCATAACTTTTGTTGGAAAAAATGAAAAAGTACCTATATCACCAATAACCCCAGCTCTATGTGTTCCTTTTAATGAAAAATGCGCATGAGCGGCGTCTTCAACTAATGGAACATTATGTTTTTTACATAATTCAACAATCTTAATAATATCGTGTGAAATGATACCACCAATATGAACAATAATAACCGCACCTGTTTCTGAAGTTATTTTAGATTCTAAATCTTTCAAACAAATTGAAAACGATTGTGGTTCCATATCTAATAATTCAATAATACCTCCAGCGTTTGTAACCGCAACACTGGTTGCAAAGAATGTGTTAGAAGGTATTAAAACTTTTTTGTTATATACTCCAAGGGATTTTAATGCCAACTCAATCGCTGTAGTACCATTTGAACAAGCCAACGCATATTTTGCATCACCCATTTTTGCAAATTTATCTTCAAATTCTTTTACGTATTTTGATTCTCCTAATGGTCTATCTGAAGACAAAATGTCCCATGAACCTTTTAAAAACTTAAATTTAGATTTGAAATCAAATTTCAGTCTAAAAATTGGAATGCTTAATTTTTTCATAATTTATAAACTTTTTTAACTTTTGATGGTATACCTGCAACCATTACATTTGGTGGTACATCGTCAATAACAACAGACCCTGCTGCAACAATAGAGTTGTCTCCAACACTTACTTTAGGAATTATAGTACTTCCTGCACTAATAAAACAATTTTCTCCAACATGAACATAACCACATAGAGTTGTATTTGGTGATATTTGTGAATAATCCCCAACGTGGCAATCGTGTTCTACAATAGAACCCGTATTAATAATCGTACAATCTCCAATATGAGAGTCGATGTGAACAACCGCGTTAGGACAAACCAAATTACCATGTCCAAATCTTTTGGATTCAACAACCGCAGTCGGATGAATACAGTTTATCGGTTCTTTCTTTGTGTACGACTTAATTTGGTCGTAATGTTTTTTTCTCATAAGGTTATCCCCTGTTGCAATAAAATAATCTACGTTAGACTTATTGATGTACTCTAAAGATTTTTCAACTGTGGAGTATAATCTATTAATTTGTATTTCATCAGCAAAACACTCAACATAATAAATTACGTGATGTGGATGTGTTAATTTAAAAATATTTGTTGCAATTTTGGCACCAGCTGCGCCTCCAACAATTAAAATTGATTTTGGTTCACTCATATAATTTCTATTGGTAAATCTTCGTTATACATACCCCAATTCTCTGAATTGGTTGTTTCTATAAAATCTCGTATGATTTCATTTTGGTCGGACATTGGCGGGACAGATTCGTCTTCATCTCTGTTACCAATTTTACCGTGATTCAAATGAAAAACATAATGGTCTAACACTTGAATATTAGAATACATGGACGCTTTCTTCATTACGTTTGTGTCAATACCACAACCAAATAAAACAGATTCTTCAAACCCTTTCATTTGATACCAAACATTTTTGTGTCCAATCTGGTAATCGCCACAACAATTTATTAGTGACCACTTATCATTATCCGTTTCAAATCTTTCTTTGGCTCTGTAACCATCACGATTATCCCATAAAGACTTGTATAAACTTTCATAGTCATTGAATGACAAATGGAAGGATTCATCAACATCTCTTCTTGGTACCGTATAAAATACGTTTTCTTTTAAGATTGAATCATCGAGAGGGGTGGTTACAATATCAATGTTGGTTGATATTATATAATCATTTGTTGCATGTCTAATACCGATATTTCTACCGATAGATTCTATTATAGTATAGTCTGAAATGTGAGGATATTTTTCTTTTAAAAACTCTTTTGGTACCTGTATATATTTTAATTTACCTGTTTTTGGTAAATCATGTTTGATGTTAGAAATTACTCCTTCACCATTAACTGTTTTCCAATCAACAAATATAACCTCATCGTGATTCTCAATTAACGATTTTAATGCCATGGTTGTTCTCTTGTGTAGATTACCTCCATAGTTATCGTTTCTTGATGTTAAGATTACTGACTTCTTCATTATATTTTTTTATACAATTTATCACAGAACATCTTACCAGTAACAGAGCTCATATGACTTGTACTATCTTTAACGTGGACAAATCCTTTAGATGAGATAAACTCATTTACTTGTTTATCAAAGTCCGAACCTAAATCCGACACTTCAATAATGATATAAGTGAAATTTTTAATTCCTTCACCAATACCTTCAAGTACTTGTAATTCAGCACCTTCAGTATCAATATTTAATAAATCGTAGTTGCCAAACTCAAGACCTTCTCTTTCAAATAAAGTTTTGATTGTAATTGTTCTGGTTTTAATCACATCCCCTCTCTGTTCGATTAAAGAACTTGAGTCTTGATTATGTGGTGGACAGTATAGATTCATGTCCAAGTCGTCCACATTCCAAGCAGCTAAGTTGTATATTTTTTGGTCAAACTGTTCAATCTCACTTTTAAATCTTTGGTATGAATTTGGGTTCGCTTCCAAAAAAATAGAATTATCTCCGCAATAATGTGCGTATTGTTTTGCCTCCCAAGCGTCCCACGCACCAATATGTAAAACACCTTTAGGTGTCCAATCTAAATTATGGAACAACCCTTTATTGTTTCCAAAATTTTCAGTTCCAACTGGATTGGGGTCTTTATCCCAAAACGCTCCAAATAAACTCATGTTATTTTCTTTTTAAAATTATTTCTTCAGTCGCGTGACCAACGTTAGTAATTTGAACAATTTCCCAATCTGTTGCATTTTCACGAATCCAATTTTCACTTATAAAAACAACTCTAATTATTTCTTTACCACTCCAATTTTCAAAATTCGCTTGTTCATTTCCGTCATGTTTGTGTTTATTATTGTCATTTAACATTCCGTCATACATTACAAAGATGCATCCTGGATTTGCAACTTCCGCTAAATTTTTAAAAACATCTGATTTGAATTCTAAAGGGATGTGAGGAAGGACTGCATTTGTAAACATGAAATCAAATTTGATTGGAAACTTATTTGCAAAACTTTCAGTTAAGTCCGATTGAATAAATTTTAAATTTTCAGTCTCATATTGTTTTGCATAATTAATTCTATTATTAGATAAATCGATTCCATAAGTCTTATCAAAAGTTTCACTTAAAACTCTGGTGAAATATCCTTGAGCACATCCAACGTCTAAACAATTCTTATTAACATTTTTATCTATTAAGTTTTCAATTTTTGGAATTAAATTTTCTTTCATCCAATTTACGTCCCTCTCAGGGTAACCTGTTTCAGAACCAGGAGTTCCTTCAGGGTTAATCAAACTTTCGTCTTCAAAATAATTTTTTAACGCTTCTTTTATATTCTCTATCATATTATTTATATTTTACATATTCTTTCACTTCTCTAATTTCAGAGTCAGTGAATTTATTTATTTCGTTTTTTAATTCGAATCTTGTGTCATTTGTGAAATAAACTTTTCTAGCCAACTCTACAAACTCACCCTCCCATTTTTTTTCAAATTCTAAAACTCTTAATTTATCTTCAATATCCCAAAGTTTACCGTTGGTTTCAACTAATTGATGGTATAAAGATTCAATTTCAGGTTTTTCAAAATATCCTGATGACATGTTATAAAGAAGTTCAAATTCTTTATTAACATATTCTAATTTTTCTTCGTTAGTTATTTTTGTTTGTTTAACGTGTAGGATTGATAATTTATCAATTAATTCCCCAACACTTACTGGTACATGTATCATAATATATAAGTTAAATCCTTGTCGAAAATATGTTCGACTTGGTGAAAACTTGGTGAAGGGTGTCTTGAATAAACAGTCACATTCTTTAGACCAAGTTTTGAAATTATGTAGAGAATTGATGTCTCTACGGTGTAAATGTGTTTTGCTTTTAGAAGTAGTCCAATCCAATCAAACAAGTTATCCCATCCCAAATATTCCATTTCAACTGAGTTTTCAAACTCACCCATATGGGGACATGGTTTTGAATGAGGAGGTGAACCAAACATTCTGTTAACAAAAACAAATTCTTTATCTTGTACTCCGTAATGGTCGATAAGTTTTTGTTCTCTTTCTAAGTTTCTGTGAAAATCAAAATACTCTAACCAATCTGATGAATCCATGTCCATCATTTTGTATTTTGCCTGCATTACTGAAATATTAGGAAAACTTCTATCAAAATGTTGTATCGGTAAATAAACATCATGTTCACTAATCATTGTTGGTTTTATATAACCTTCTTGGTAAAAATTTCTATGTGGGAAGTCGGCGTTCTCATTTACAAAAATTAAACCATCAACTTTAACGTAATCTTTGATGAATTCAAACTGTTCAATTACGGGCCATATTACAGTATACCCTTTAGAGATATAGTCTTTGGCTATTTTTTGGGTAAAAAAAATATCTCCAATACCCGCTGGTTGTCTTATTAAACAAATTTTAGACATAATCTTTTAAGTGGTTTTCAAAAATCCAATCATCAAGAACACTGTATTTTTGTACTCTATCATAATTATCTTTAATCGCCTCTATTTTGGAGTTATACAACTCTTCAGTTAAAGTCGATACGTCAAAGTTTCCATCAAAAAATATAATACCATCGGGGTTAAAATATTCCGCAACTTTTGGTGTCCCCATATAAATTGGTATGGTACCTGTTGCAAAACAATCTAATATTTTTTCAGTAAAATAAGTGTCATATGTATCGTTTTCGACACAGAATGAAAAACGGTAATCAACCAACCCAATTTCTTTGTTTGGTATTTCTTGAATTCCTCTACCAAAAACATCAATCTTATCTTTATTAGCCATTGCAAAATCGTGTCTAATTTCATGTTGACGAGTCCATCTTTTATTTGATGTAATCATCGAAGCCATTTTAGTTTTTGGATGTATTGCAAAGTCTTTAATGTAAACCCCATAAGCTGGAGTCCATTTAAATTTAGGACTTAGTTGGAGTAGTTCATCATTGTGAGTCCATATTTGTTCAAAGGTTTCAAGAACTTCATCCAAATGTTTTTTAATATTGTCGACCGCACCACCATCAAATTTTCTTGATTCGATAACCCAAAGAAACTTCTTTTTGTTACCACCATCAGTTTTATGGTCTTCAATTCCTTTAAACAAATCATTGTCCAAATAAACTGAAATAGGGTTTTCATAACTATTAAAACACCACTCAATATGTACTGGTGGTTTATTGGCTGTCGAGCCTTTATCGTGAGAAAAATTTCTCGAAAGCATGTTTAACTTAACCATCCGTCTTCATATTTTACTTCTAATACGGTCCAATTAGACTCATAGATATCTTCATAGTTTCTTGGTCCTCTTGGTCCAAACCACATTGAGGGAGCAACTATTTTTTTATTTTCATTAGGATTTAAGAACGTTCCCCACCATGAGAAGGTAGAGTTAACCATGATGTGATTTTTACATAAAGACATTAACCACATCTCTTTATAGTCCTCATCATCAACGTAAGTTACATTCTCAAATTTAAGATTTTCTTTAGCCCAATCCTTATCATCACTAAAAACAAAAACGTGAGTATACTCACCAATTTCTTTCAATGCTCTTTCAAAGTATACTTCATTTGCAATTGGATGAATGTCAGGGTTCATAAAACAATCCCCTCTACGTATGTGAATAGATAGAGTGTTATCTTGTTTTAATTCAGGATGTTTTTCATACATTTCTGTAACAAATTCTTCAGTAGGAGAGAATATTCTTCTAATCTCATCATGGTACCCAAAAAAGTTTTTACTACTTTGGAAGTATCCGTCAAATACGGTGTCATGGTCTTTAGCGTAAACGTCAATGTATTCCCATGGACCTTCACTAACTTTTTCGAATCCGTCAATATTATCGACAAACTTCATATTTCTAAAAATATTATTAAGGTAGTTGTCTGTTTGTCTTCCTTGCATTGGAGTCCATGAACGCGGTACAAACACCGCCTCTCTGTTCAATTTCATTGCGTGAGCTAATGCGTGTGCTGCTTGAAACATTTGGTTCCCCAATCCACCCATAAGATTACAAGATATTAAGTTACTCATCTAATTAGTTTTTTTAATTTGGTTTTATTTCTTATTATGTTTGAACATCTTTCTTGTTCTTGGTGACCTCCACCTGTGGCACTTCCGACCTTGTGGTCGTTGTATGGGGAACTCGCATTATAAACATAATATAGGTTTGGTAAAAATCTATAATTTTCCTTACCTGCCAATTCTAATAATGAGAATGTGTAAGCAACGTCCGCAGCAGATTTAAAATAAGTTCCGTCATCATCTTTTAGATAGTCCTCAGGAATTGACTTCCATAAGAAAGTTTTCCAAGTTCTAAGATGTGAAAATCTAAATACGTCTTTTCTTACGGTATCGGGGTTACATTCTGAAGAGAATCCTGGGTTACCGTCAGAATACATAAACGAACCGTTAGTTAACCAAACTTTTTTATCTGAATATACGTTTCGTATATCACTAACAACGTCACTGTTAAGTAAAAAATCATCACCGTCAATCTCAATAACAATATCTTCATCATCAAACGTTGATATTAGTTCTATTAAATTTCTTAGTTTAAATTTCTTTTCGGTGTTTACCGTCAATTTAAATCGGTCGTCCCCCTCAATTAGTTTCTTAACAACCTCAACGGTATTATCTGTCGATATATCATCAATTAGATAAACTTCAAATTCTGTGTCTTTTTGTGATTTTAAAGTTCTAATACAGTTTTTAATATACTTTTCAGCATTCCAAAAACAACAAACAAATTTTATCATTGTAAATTAATTACGTATCCTTCAGGTTTTGTACCCTGTTTATAGAACTTAAGTCTACCATTGTATGACTCACTTAATGATTGTAAATTTTTAGCAACTTCGTCAATTTCAATTACATTTACACAATACCCTTCATCTAATAGGTCAACACACAATTTGAATTGTTGTGACTCTTCTAAGATATCAGTACCTCTTTTATATGTAACGTAGTTCATTACAAAAGGAGTTTCTTTATTTGGATTTAATGAGATATAATGGTCTTTTAAGAAGGTTGCATGTTCCTTATTAAAGTCGTCAACTGTCAATGGAAGATTTAACTCCATACCCAAGTTTTTAGCATAATATCCCAAAGCTCGGTTGTCTCTTGGTAGACAAGGTCCACCAAATCCAAATCCATATTTCATGTATTTTTTACCAACTCTAGTATCACCACCAATGGCACTTAACACAGTATCAATCTCGGAGTTTAATCCTGCCTTCATTAAAATATCCCCCATCATATTAGCGTAACTAATTTTAGTGGTTAAGAAACAGTTAATACCTATCTTTGTTACTTCAGCGGCCTTTGAGGACATAATGTGAGCATTTACAGGTGTTGTCTGAAGTTTTTCGTAAATCTTAACTAACATATTTCCTAATTCAGGATATTCAGTGCCAATTAAAACAATATCGGATTGTTCAAGACCTTTAACAATTTCTCCTTGAGCAATAAACTCAGGATTATATGCCACTTGGATGTTGAACATTCTAAGCTTGTCTTGAATTTGTTCTACATCTCCAGGGTTAGTTGTACATCCAATAATAAACTTCTTATCGTATATTGGTATCTCAAGTTGTGATGCTGTAAAGAAATCGTTTGCAACTTCAAACACTTTTGAGGTATCGTAATTACCGTCTACAGTTGATGGTGTTGCAACAAATGTGAAGATAACATCACATTCTCTAATAATTTCTATGTTGTCTGTAGTTGCTTTAAAATCGTAAACTTCAAATAACATTTTTTGAATCATAGGTTCATTTGTAACACAAACCCCTTGGTTCAAATTCTGAACATAATCTTCTCTTTTATCGGACACTAATACATCGTATCCTGCTTTTTCACATAACAATGCGAAAGTCAAACCTAATCGACCCGCACCAATAACTCCTATCTTCATATGATGTTGTTATCTTTTAAATCAAAAACTGGTATTGAAACCATTTTGTGTTTATTCTTTGTGTTGAAATCTACATATTTGGAGATTGCAATACTTTCTTTTTCGGTTAAGTCTAACCCATCTTCCCATTTTTTAATACCGTATTCCATAACCCATTCAAGGTTGTCATACGAAGTTCCAATTTGAGTCTCATCAATTCTATTATCTTCCCATAACCCATCTGTAGGTTCTGCTGTAATAATTTCTTGAGGTACTCCTAATAGTCTACCTAATTCTCTAACCTCTGATTTGTATAGGTCGGCAATAGGAGAAATATCTACACCACCGTCACCATACTTTGTATAGAAACCAACACCAAAATCTTCAACTTTATTTCCTGTTCCAATTACAATACCATTAACTGATGCCGCAATTTGATAAAGTGAAATCATTCTCAATCTTGATTTTGTGTTTGCAAATCCAAGTTCTGAGGTAAACATTTTATCAAATGCTTTGCGAGACTTAAACGATTCAAACACTGGTGACAAATCAATATGACATCCCTCAACATTAGAGTATTTGGCGGTTAAAAGTGAAATTTGTAAATCTGATAACCTTGTATTTTCAGGACTTGAGTTTATCGGCATACCAACCAAAATAGTTGGTAATCCTGTCTCAGCACATAATGTAGATACCACAGCGGAATCAATTCCACCTGAAACTCCAACAACTAAATAAGTTATGTTATTGTCTTCTACATAAGATTTTATCCATTCTTGGATTTTAACCGATAAGTTTTCGTAATCTATAATTCTATTCATTAAAGTACTTTTTGGTATTCTTCTTTTATTTGTTTTGCAACGTTAGAGGCGAAGTATTTCTCTACGTCTGTCGGAGGTTCAAATCTTTCTTTTGATAAGATGAATCCATCCGAATCTACTTTATAAATCCAACTTGGTTTTCCACACATCCATCCTTCGATAGTAGTTCTTCCTAATTGAATTCCTGCGGTTTCCTCACATCTATATATAAAATTTTCAACAGACCAAGTAGGAGGGAAATGCTTAACGTGAGGTTCAAATAACACTTGTTGTAAGTAATTTGACTTATCTTCACCGACCAACCAAAGTTCTTTACCTTCTTCTTTAGTTCGTTCCATCAAATCTAAAATTGTTTCTTTTCTTAAATAATCAATGGTTCCAACAAACAATACAGAATTTTCAGTCTTAACTGTAGGCTTTGGTTTGAATTTATCACTGTCGATTGGGTTATAAATAACATCAATCATTTCTTCAGGGATTTCAAATTTATCTACAATATGTTCCTTAATCTCAGGTCTAATTGCAATATACTTTTTAATTGATTCGTGTTTGATAGGGTCTTCCAATTCAATTACTTCAGAATGTATTGAATAGATTTTATCAATTTCAGGATAAAATTGAATCATTCTTTCTGCAACAGGTTTGTGTTGCATGTGAATAATGTCGAAGTTAACTTCAGAAACTCTGTATAATACATTTTCAGTTGATGGTTTAAATCCTTCTTCAGTATTGAACCCCCATTTACCATCACCAAGTTTAAAACCAGGAGCTTCTTCAAATGAGACACATTTAATACCAATTCTTTTTGCCATATCGGTTAATGGTCCACCTATTTGGGACATAATAGTTACGTCACAATTTTGTTTGATTAAATTCTTGGCAAGTTCATAAACATATAATTCCGACCCCGTGAATGTTCTAAAGAACAATGAAGAAATTAAAACTTTAATTCTTCTTTGTGGGTCATGGTTAAGTTTTACTGGTAGATTTTTGGCGTACTTGGTTTCAAATAGTTTTCTATTCTCTTCCCATTGTTCGTTAGTTTGTCCGATTGATTTGTGGGTAATTCTAATGTTAGTGATAACACCAACCTTAACTCCCTCAATATGATTCTCGAAACAAAAAGGGATATCGTAGAAGTGAAAACCTTTAAACTCTTCGTTAAAATTCTTTTTAAGTTTTCTTTTATCAACGGCAATAAATAAACCGTCAACAACTATTGTTTCCATGATTGAGTTTCCAAAAGACTCAGAATACTTTGATTCCCATTTCTTTCCGTCACTTTCGTGATTAACAATCCCAACCATCTTTTTTCTATTTTCCCACCACATACCACTACTTGGCATTTGAGTGGTACCAGCCATTCCAATAATACCAAAATCACTTTTCTCAAAGTGTTTCAATAATTTACTGTACCATGAATTGGTTTCAAAATAGATGTCGTCATGACAAAATAATACTATATCCGTTTTAGATTCGGATAAGACTTCATTATAAACTTGAGCAAGGGACTTCTCCCCGTTATTAACTTTCTCAATAACTTCAAGTTTTTTAAATCCCGAACTTTTTTTTAAGTACTCGATAAATTCGGGGTTATGTTTTCTTGTTGAATATGCAACTGTAATCATTCTATTAAATTATTCCTGTACTACCAAAACCATTATCACCTCTATCCTTGTCTTCAATCTTATCAACAGGGTTTAGGTTCACGTATCTGCCGTTTATCACAGGACATAAAACCGCTTGAGCGATTTTCATACCTTTGGTTATAATTGTTTCGTGGTTATTTGTATTGAATACGATTACTTTGATTTCACCGTTATAACCTGAGTCCACAGTACCTGGTGTGTTCAATACCGTAATCCCTTGGTTTATAGCCAATCCACTTTTTGGTCTAACTTGAATTTCATATTCATCAGGGATGGATAATTTAATTCCTGTTGGGATTAACGCTCTTCCAAACGGAGGTAGGGTATAATCTATAGTTGAATATAAATCAAAACCCGAATCAGATGGGTATGCGTACGCAGGAAATTTGGCGTCTTTATGAATCAACTCAACACCTACAGTTCTTGTTTTTATTAAGATTTCGGTTTCACGATTCATTTCGTCAATCGACATACCGAACATTTCTTCCAACTCTTTGATGTATTCCTCTTCAGGTTCAACACCCGCTTCAAGTTTTAATTTATCAAATTGAGCTTGTATTTGTTCCCAAGCATCTGGGTTAATTTTGTTATCCATTATTGTAATTTTAATAGTTTGTTAATTACGTCGATTAAAACCGATACGTCCTTTTCACAATATTCTACGATACCTTCGATGTCTTTCTTAACCCAAAAGGCTTCGTGAACTTTGTTACCTGTTACTTCCATGTTTTTAGATGACTCAACACCTAAACAAACACACATCAATTCTAATGACGCGATGGAACCATAACCACCGTACTGCCAAAGTTCTTTTGTATCAAGAGCTTTAATCTCCCATGGTTTAGTATCATGACCTGGTAATATCTTCGGAGGAAGAATACCATTCATCATCATTCTTTTGGCCAACATAGGGATGTCAAATCCTTTAACGTTGTGTCCACACAAGAAGAAGTTTAATTCTCCAACTCGTTTAAGTAATATTTGAACATCCTTTAATAACTTTTTTTCGTCAGGGTCACTGAACGATTGCATTTTAGTTTCACCTTTATCAGTAACAAAGGCAACACTAACACAAGCAATTCTTGCAAATTCAGGAACTAACGCCGCTCTGTTAACAAACATTTCACCAACAGGTTTGTCTGCATCTTCAGGGAATCTTTTTTGAAACCAATCATGGTAGTTTTTAAATTGGTATGCCAATTCAGGTCTAAGTTCTTCAAGTGCCGTCCAATCAGGTTGGATACCGACAGTTTCGATGTCTAAAAATAAAATTTTAGTTAAAGGTATGTTTATCATTTTATGATTGATTTATAGAATTCAGCTCTTGTTTTTGTTACAATGTTTAAATCATATTTATCCTTAACGGTCTCATATAATCTTTCACCCATATCTTTTGCTAAGTTAGGGTTTTTTACCAACTTTTCAATAAATTTCGGCCAATCAGCATGATTTCTATTTTCATTAACCAATAACGCATTACCGTCAACAAACTCACCATTTTTCAAACAGTGTTTTAAATCGATAGTATAAGGACCTAAGTCAGATGCAATTAATGCTTTCTTATAAAATCCCGCTTCAATAACTTTTAACTGAGACTTCATTCTATTAAACATTGTGTTTTTAATAGGGGATAATGATACATCAAACTTAGAATAGTTTTTTGCATAAGAAGTTACAGGTTTAGTCCAAACTCTAACATATGCTTCATCTAATTCATTAGAGTAAGATTGTTGGTCGTAATTCATTAGGTGTTTTTTATATTCTTCAGAAACTATTCCATAATTCTGAGTGAATATTTTTTCATATTGAGCCCAAACGGTTTCATGAGGAAGAATATTTCTTTTTGTTTGCTCTCCTGTTTGAGCGTTAATTTCAGTAACAGTACCTCTTGTATCGAAACCACAAAGTACAAACTGCAACTTATCTTTCAATGAAGTAATTTTACCAAGACCTTGGTCTAATAGTTGAATATCATGTAAGTGAGATGAACCTCCTAACCATCCAATTCTAAGTCTATCTGACTCTAATGTTGGTTGTTTAAATTGAGCTTCGTTCGGATTAATTGCGTTAGGAAACACAACAACATTCTTATTTAATTTACGGATTTCATCTGCAAAAATTGAAGTTGTAGTTGTAATGTATTTTGCAACTTTTAAGTTTTCAACAATTTTCTCATTAATTTTGTGAACTTTAATGATATCATGAATTGGGTGTTCTTTACCTGGCATCCAATAATCGTCAATATCGCAAATAGTTACAACCCCTAAAGAGTTTAACATTTGGATAAGTCGATGAGCTCTTTCGAAATCAGGACCAATACTTCTGTGGAATGCAACTATTTGGTAATCAGTCCAAAAGTTTACATCATCATACGGTGGTTCGTATACGATATCAACATGAAAATCGTCGGGATATTGATTTTGTAAAAAGATGTGTGGGTCGACTGACCTAAATTTACCAACCCCGCTTCTATCGGATGGTACAACAAGTACTTTAATTTTTGACATAAGTTATTTTATATACTCAAAAGTATAACAAAATAAGTCAAATAAGAAAAGGTGTTAGGCCAACTTTTTAATTTTGGTAACTTTTCCTTCAAATACGTGTTTACCTACTTTAAAACTGAATATTTCGTTAGATTTTTCAGAACTTTCCATAACTAATCCATTCTCTTTTAAAGCCTTGTTAACGGCCTCATTAATCATTTTTTGGATTAATTTGTAATCAATACCGCCAACGTTTGAAGTTTGTTGTGGTGTTGCCGATTGAGTTTTTGGTTTTGCCGATTCAGGTATGTATCCACCTGGTTCGTTTTTCATTAATCTTGAAGCTCTTTCAATTAAGTCGTTAGATAATGTTGCTTCAGGTTGTTGTGGTTGAGCAATTGGGTGTTCCATCATTAACCTCTTGATATCATCAGGAAGTTTTGAATTTTTAATTGCATCTACGGTTGGGTTACCCACAGGTTTTGTATTCACTCTTGGTAACTCAGATAAGTAAGGTTGTTGACCTTGTCCCATTGATGGTTGCTCTTGTAAGAATTCCTGTGGTATATTATATTTCGCTTGTGGCATATCAAATTCTTGAACCATATGTGAAGGTGTTTCAGCTCTTCTTGGAGCACTAGTTTGGTTCATAATTTCTCTTACATTTGACATTGCCAGTTTTTGCATTAAATCACTCATACGTTTTTGCTTTTGATATTATATTATATTTGTTCTTCGGTAGGTGTTGGGGTAGGTGTAGTTGTTGTTGGAGAAGTAACTGGTGAGGTTGGTTGTTGAGGTATGTTTGTAACGACGGTGTCAATATCTCCATCATTATCAAAATCAGCATTGATTATAACACTAACCATACTTTTATCTCCATTAAAATTATAACCAGGTTTCGGAGTATTGTAAACTTCACCCGTTGGTTTAATAGACAATATCTTATCCAACCTAAAAATTCTCCATCCTGGTAGTGGTTGTTCTCCTTTATATGCGGTGTGAGACGCTCCTTCCTCATCCCAAGCTCTTAAAATCTTGTTACCCGCTTTACTTGTTCCCAAGCAAACAGGTTCGATTTGTCTAATACCTCTACCACCTGGCTCATCACCATCGTAATAGATAATCACCACCTGTCTTTTCTTAATGGAGTCAACGACGCCATCGATAGATGCGATTTCACATATTAAACCTTTAAGAGCTTGATTTAACTTCATTAGAAATTAGGATATGTTTTTGATGAGTTAAATCTGTTAATTTTGATTTCGTTTTTTCTTTCTACTACGTCATCAATAGTTCCAGCATTTACGTTGTAAACGTCCAAGAAAGCTCCAGTACCTCTACCCATAGAATCACCGTCAGCAACGGCATCTCTATTTACAGATGAGTATTCGTTACCCACCGCGTTAAAGTCATTTTTTGGGATTAGCTTAGCTCTTTCTGCGTCCGCATAAGCGGTAAGTGCGTTTGGTTCATTTTGAGACAAGTCTATACTTAGTTCGTTAGCCATGATTATAATTTTGAAATTAATTCGTTTATTCTTTTAAGGCTCTCAGTAACTGCTGCGTTATATCTGTCAACAGTACTTGTATGTTCTTGAGAAGGTCTTACGTTATTAAAGTTTTTCTTTTCGTGAGGTTTCAAAAACTGATTCTGCATTCCTGCGTTCATCTTGTTTGTTTTTGTCATCTTATTATAATCCCTCATTTTTCTTAATTCGTTCTCAACCCAATTTTTCATTTCAACACCACCATTTAATATAAATGGAGCCTCATTGTGGTTTCCTTTAAAATTATCAAAAAAGTTTTTAATCCTTTTTAATTGTTTGTATTCTATAAAATTTTTACTTTGTAATTCCTGATTTCTATTAAAACCTTCAGTATTCTCATCGGCACCCTTTACCCTATGGAAACATAATTTCATATGTTCCTGTTTGTCTTTAGGAAATTCAATCTCCCCTTTGGCCGAGTTATATAAATCTTTATTCACCTTTCTTAATAAGTTTGATTATATCTTCTTTTGAAAATCCGTGTTTCTCAACTTTATTTAACAAAGACTTCAAATTTCTTCTAATTAATAGTGGTAACTCTTCAATAGTATCGGCATTTACTTTTTTACCAACCTCAGAGTTATCAGAATTTTTTTTAGTCAATAAGTCTTCAACCATCTTAATTGCTTTTTGTTTTTGAATTTCAGATAGAGTTGCTCTTGTGATAAAGTTTTTATCTTTATAATATTTTGATTTCTTGTCTTTGTTGCCCGAAGGGTCTTTACCTTGTTGTTTTGTTCTTTCTTTAGCATCATCAGGTTCCATTCCCATATCTTTAACCAAGTACTCAAAAGTATCTTTACCATCCATGTCTTCAGTTTCTTCGTATCCAAACGCACCTGACATATCAATCTCTTCTATTTCCTCAGCTGATTCACCGAAGTATGTTCTATATCCACGAGAAATCGGGTCGTTTGTAATACGAGCAGCTGGAACTGTCTGGTCCATAGTTTTCTTTGGATGCAATTTAGGGTCAAGAATTGGAATTTTAGAGTTTGACATAGCTCCATCCGCATTCACCAACTCTTCCAAGTCGGCTTTCAAAGTTTTTGTACTCTTAACTTTTTTCTCGTTTGCAACTTTTTTCAAATGTTTTTTTACCTTCTCACCCTTACTTTTTTCAAAGTGAATAACCTCATCTTTTTTACGTGCTTCGGTTAAAGTTCCCTCTACAGAGAAATATAAGGAATATTTATCTCCTTTGTCTCTTAAAAGAAAATAATACGGTGATGAATAAAATTCGTTATCTGTGGCAATCATCTGTTCTTTTTATCATATAAATACCACGACACAAGGTATTTATCATTAGTTTATGGCATATCAAAATATTAATCAATATAATTTTAGAAGATGGGGAATTAAACCTGTCAACGAAGTCACGGACATTTGTCTCGCATCTGACGAGAAAGACTATGACCAAGAAGTAGTATTTTCACCGTTATTAATAGGTGAGAATGATGGGAATAGAATGCCGTTTAAGTTTGACTTTAATAGTTCGGGAACAACGATTTGCCAAACAGGGGATTGTTCATTTGATAATGATGTTATTGTATCAGAGAACTATTGGAACCCAACTGATACTGACCCAAATTTTTGTCCAATAGTTACCGACCTATGTGATGTTGGTTTGACAGGGATTGATAATGGTCTTGTCAAACACATGTCAGGTGAGACAATTCAAATCACCACAGGTTTATATACAACATCTGCTGACACATATAGTAGATACAAATATGATAGGAGAATGAAAATGCATCCTATCACGGGTTTCACGACTTCTGAAAACAGGTTATGGAACGATGACTCCTACAACTATGATATGTCCTATGCGACAGATGGTAGTCCTGTAGGTTATTTTGCAAGATTAGACGGAGGATTCTTCCAAGGATTCTACAAATTACCAGGATACGATTATCAGGTGTTCCCTCAAAGAGTTTCTTTAGGATGGACAGCTGAATTTATGTTAAGATATAGATGGACAGGAGATACTTCTGTTGGTCTTAACGCAAGGTACCCAGACAACAAGGGAACATTTTTCTATATGGGGGCGAGAGCCGAAAACAAATTTTATCATTACGCCGATGGTGAACCAAAACAAGATACAGGATATACAAGAGTGACTTCAGGGTTAACATGTATGCACACTTGTGGTTGTGCCAGTAGTGCCAATACATCGTCTCAATGTCTACAAGTATATCAACCATCAGGAGGAACCATCACTCATTGTGATTGTGGTTGTCCTTGTAATTGCGAATCACATGCCGAGTACGCTGAGAAAGACCCATTATATGATGGTGTGTCAAATGCATTATCTTTAAGACTTAGTGGTGACACGGGAAGTCCAAGACTATGTGTTAAGACATATAGAATAACAGGAGGTTGTGAATCTAGTGGTACTTGTCTTACAGGTATAACTTATCACACAGGAACATCTGTAACTGAATGGTGTTCAACAAGAGGAATCTTTGACGACTGTAGTGGAACAACATATCCTAATGTTGAACATTGGGTACAAATAGATGCCGTGTTCCAAAGAAAAGAATGGTTAGATACTTGTGACTTATATGAGAAGGGTGGACTTGGTCTTTTAGTTGAGGATGTATATTTTGCCACATTAGAAAATAGGAGTGTCACATTAGTTGAACCTCCTATAACACATGACGTAGGATTTGTACCTCCTTCAACAGAGGTGGTTACATTCAATGACATGTGGACCGAAGAACAAAAATACAGATTAGGTACTCTTAAATTTTATGTTAACGGTAAATTATTCTTAGTCGCGGAAAACTTTGAAGAAATTATACCAAGACTTGTTAATGCAGAAAAAGAAAAACAAATTGGTGTTGGATATAATATTTCAGTTGGAGGAGGTACTCAAGGACTTCATGATAACCTAACATTCTCTGCGGGATGCCCAACAGAGTTAAGTGGGATAACTTACCAACAAGACCCTGAATGTTTAACAACAGACGACTTAACACATACAGAATACTCAGGACTTACAACTCATATTAAATTAGAGGAGTACTTTGGAGGTAGTATGATTGGTGATGTCAGTGCGTTTAGAATGTACACTGAACCATTAAACGCATCTCAGATTAGACACAACTTTTTATTATTAAAAAACAAATATAACCTATTAGACCCTAACTGTCTTAACTGTAGAATCTTTATACCTAATAACGACTTACTTTATATTTCAGTTCCGTGTAACGATTTAGGATATTTGATGGTACCATGTAATGATTTATTTTCTTCTTTCTATCCATGCCCAACATCAACCCCAACTCAAACTCCAACAAATACTGCAACAGAAACACCAACTCCAACAAATACGCCTACCGTAACACCAACTGAAACACCTACATTAACACCAACTAACACTGAGACCCCAACTAATACTCCAACTAATACTGAAACACCTACGGTAACTCCAACAGAAACTCCAACACAAACGGTAACACCAACTACAACCGCAACTGTCGGACTAACACCTACTGCAACTGAAACTCAAACACCTTCACCAACACCAACTAACACTGAAACATTAACAAGTACTCCAACACCTACAGCAAATAGATTTTCTTTTATAGTTTATTCAGGAATAACATTAGAAGAGGCTTGTGAACAATTCAATTCTCCTGTTACAATTTACGGAGACCAAAGTTTATTTGACAATAATTCAATATTTTACGATACAATCGTCGGACCTAGTGTAGAAAACTTAACAGGATACTTTAATAATTTACAAATTATTGTTTTATTAAATGATGGGTTAGAAGTTGGTGGATTTGGAATATGCCCAACATTAACTCCAACACCTACGGAAACACCAACTCAGACTCCAACCAATACTGTAACTCCAACTAACACAGAAACACCTACACCAACAAGTAGTGAGACTCCAACTCAAACTGCAACTCCTACTAACACCCCTACTAACACTGAAACGCCTACAAATACACCAAGTGAAACTCCGACCGAAACTCCTACTAACACTCCAAGTGAAACTCCTACCAATACTCCTACTAATACCTCAACTGAAACACCAATTATTACTTCAACACCAACAACAACTAACACTCCGACCCCAACTTTACCTGATGGTGATTTCTTACTGTTTGAAGATAATTCAGTTGCAACTGCGGAAAATGATGATAATATTCAAATTGATAATATTCCATCACCTACACCAACAAATACAACAACCACTACTCCGACACCAACTTCAACACCTGCTGTGCCTGTAACAAGTAACCTTAGGTTATATTACGACCCAAGTAATCCATCAAGTTACCCTGGTACTGGTACAACAATTAATGATTTATCTGGTAATGGATTAAATGGAACAATGTCCAATATCACATATACATCACCATACTTCACATATAATGGAACCTCATCACAAGTTAGTGTTGCGGATAATGTGTTATTAGAACCAGGAAGTGGGGATTGGACTATGGAAGTATGGGTTAACCAATCGGTTTTGGGTAATGATGTTGTATTAGGGAAGTTCAATAATGGAGGGCTTTCAGCAAACGTAAGTTATAGTATTAGAACAACCAACACCACATATTACACTCAAATAGGTAATGGTGTTGGTGTTGTTAACAGTACTAATTATACAGGAACAATTGGTACGTGGTACCAATTAGTTTATGTGTTTACTAATGTTGCGTCTAATACGCTTCAAACATTTGTAAATGGAGTAAGTATAGGAAGTGCGGCACATAGTTTGGCTAGTGTATTAAACTCAGTTAATCCACTTTATATAGGTAGTTACAATGGAGGAGAGTATCCTCAATGGTTTGATGGAAAAATTGGTATAACACGTTTATACGACGCATCATTAACTTCAGCACAAGTTTTACAAAACTTCAATGCAGATAAATCCAAATATGGACTATAAAAAAAATTAATATAAAATAAAATGGCAAATACAAAAATAAGTCAGTTACCAACATATACAGGAGACACCACGGGTGTTTATCTTGTTATGGATAATAGTGGTCTAACTGAAACTTTCAAAGTTTTAAAAGAAACATTAATAGGTTCTTCAGGAACTTCAGGAACATCTGGCTCATCAGGTTCTTCAGGAACATCTGGCTCAAGTGGAACTTCAGGAACGAATGGTTCATCGGG